CACCCGCGCTAGAACCGCGCACGTAGATAATCTTTTCACCGGTAGCTGTGTTCTCAAAATACACACCACGAGCACGGGAGTTGTCATTGCCCCAAGCCTCTTGATGGCGGGACAGTTGTTCTGGTAAGGGGTCGGTCTCTTCGACTACGACAAACTTAACGCCATTGACCAGCCCACGAAGGCGCTTGGCCAAGAACTTTTGCATGCCAGTTCCCGTCTTAATGACTTGACCCACAGCTTGCGCGGCGTTCTTAGCTTTCTTAAACCCTTCGTCTGCGGCTTCGACTTCTTCGTTACTTGCAGAGCTTTTGTTTACGCGCTCTTGAGATTTGTACTTGCGCCCAGCCTGCACATCGTCATAGTCTCTTTGAGAAATCTTTGTGCGATCAGCAAGTGCGGCTTTGACCCGTTTACCCAGAGCAGTACCACGGTGCTTAGTTTCCAAGTCCATCATTGCATTGATGGTGTCTCGCTTAAGCGCACGCTTCTCGTCTTGGGCAACTGTTAAATCTAAGTCGTCGGCAAACTTAGTCTCGTCAACAGGGGTAGCGGCTTCTTCCAGTTGGGTCTGAAGTTTAGGTAGAGCACGCTCGCCCTTCATGTACTCAGCACGGCCTTCGGTACGAGCTTTTTCTTTCTCCGCACGCTTCTCTTCAGTAATGTCAGCCTTTGGCCGACCACGTTGCTTGCCGGTTACTGCTCCGGCTGCTGGTGCTTTTTGTCCTTCTTCTTTTGTTTGGACGGTTTTAGGGGTCTTAGTGCCAACGTCGGCTCCTTTAGTTTCTACAAGGGTTTTCTTTGCTACTTCTCTAGCGGCATCAAGTTCATCAAGTTGTTGAATAGCAGCATCAAATTTAGCTGAAGCCTCATTACGCTTGGCTTCTAAAGTTTTTACAGCTTCGTATTTTTTGTCTGAATCATAGTTACCGTTTTCATCAAGAACTAACGGTTTGCCATTGTCGTCTAAAACGTCTGCTGCGCGAACACTATCTAAATCAATTAGTTTGTCTAATAGAGCCGAGCTTTCTTCGCTTGCTTCATCAAGCTGTTTAAGAAATTCATTTCGTTTTTCATAATACTTTACAGTGTCCGTTATATCTGCGTCTGTTACTGCAACGGGCTTAGCTCTTTCTCTTTCAACAGGCTTTGCAACATCCGCTCTAACAGGAACCACTCCATCTCGTTTAGCTTCTCCAACTCCTGTGGTGGCGGGAACGTTGTCGGCTGATTGTGCAGGTAGCGCAGGGCTCTCTCCACCTGCTTTACTGATAGGTTCTGTAACATCTTTTGCTCCCTCTTCAATAGGCGCATTTGCTTCCTCAATCTCGTTACGCGCTAGTGTAGCGGCGTCTTCGGGCATGTAGCCCCGCTTCTTGTATTTTGCTACAAGTGCTTCAAGCTCTGGGGAGGGCGCAGGTTGTACTTCTGGAGTTACTTCAGTAGGAGCAGCTTCCGATACCACCGTAGGGGGCGCAGGTTGTACCTCTGCCGCAGGTTGTTCTTCTACCGCAGGCTTCATGCGTTTAGCTAAAGCATCTTTGAGTGCTTGGCGCTTATTAACAGGAGCTAGGGGGGTTTCTTCTTCTACCGTCCATGGGTCTAAAGTAGGTTCAACTTTTTCCGTAACAGGTGCTTCAGCTTTTGGTGTTGCAGCTACACGCAGTGCGCCCATACCAGCGGTTGGGCCAAGAGAACCAGCGGCTTCGGCGAGTCCAGATTCCAAAACATCTTTGGCGGTCTCCATTGTGGCAAACTTATCGCGCTCGCCAACATTAACTTTACCCGCAATTTGCGCGGCTTCTTGAGCGCTACCAGCTACAAACTCTTGCCCAGCTTGTTTAGGCAGTTCTTTAATAGCTTCTTTGGCCGCACCCCTACGGCCCATGCCTTGGATTGAGCTCTTAATGCCTTGCTTAGCAATAGAAGCGGCAGGGCCAAGCACTGTATCTAGTGCACCAGAAGCTACAGCAATGGCTGTGTTTACATCGTTAGTTTCTTGTAGCCTTTGAGCTACACGAGCGGCTCTTTGCTCAGGCGGTAGGGTTTGCAGTTCCTTGGCCAGTGCATCTAGACGATTGTTAACCGCCTCGGTATAACCCATACCCGTGCCGACAGTTAGCAGACCCGGTTGTTTTGCGGTAATAGCGGCAATGATAGAAGGTATAGCGTAGACAGCGCCCGAGCCAATGTTTTTAGACAGCCAATTACCAAAGTCTGCGGCGCTTTCGCTCTCTAGCACTTTCTCTTGGCGGCCTTCGTATTTCTTACCTTCACGCTTGTATTGCTCAAGTAAACCAAGAGAGGTGTTTACAAATGTTTGATCTTTGGTTAGGTCATTATTAATTGCTTGACGCAGTCGGCCACGCACCTCTGGGTTAGAGGCAAAATACATACGTGCTTGTGGGTCACGAGGTAACTCGTTAGGAGATTTAATTTCCCCTTTATCAATCTTGTCCAGCAACTCTAAGCGTTGGATGGTGTTACCAAGAACTTCAGCACTACCGGCTAATTTAAACTGCTCAACCGAGCTTGGGATGCCAACAGTAGCCGCGCCAACTGCGCCTTTTTTAGCTTCTTCAAGAGGAGAAAAACTTCTGTCAGGCTCCGCTTTAGGCACGGGTGGGGGCAAGAAAGGCTGAGCCGCTGGCGTTTGCTGTACTGGTTGCGCAGGTTTTACAAAACGCTCCATCTGCTGGGGCGTCATTTGTTGCGTAGGGGCAACGGCAGGGGCAGCGGCAATAGGAGTTTCAGACGCAACTTCCCAGCCAGAACTATCGGCTGCACCGACTGGAGTTTCGGAAACAACCGACCATTCGTCTTTTGCCATATTATTTCACTTGTACTGGTTGACCGTTCTTAAGAGTCCAAGTTTGCCCGTTTCCAAACTTTGTTGCAACACCTTCTTTTAACTTACTTACAGGCGGCGTGCTTGAAACGGCTGGAGCGGCAGCAGGGGCTGGAGAGTCGGCAGGGGCTGGCGCATTACCTCCAGACATTACAGTTGGCGCTATTCCAAACTCATTTTTAATTTGGTTTTTAAGTTTAGCAATACCCGCCGCATATTCAGTTGGGTTCTTTTTGCGCATCTTGCGCAGGTCTGAATATTCTGGGGTGTAGTATCTTTCAAGGAATTCTTGATTGGCTTTTTCAACTTTGCTAACTTCTACACGATTTGTACTAGCTGATTTGCTTAAACGATCTTGAGCTATATTCATAGCCCGCTTGCGTGTATTTGCGTCGTCAGGTTCGCCTTCAGCAATCAAAGCAGCTAATTCAATCTCGTAAGATGTACCCAAGTCAGTGGGTTTCTTTGCACCACCAGCGCCTTTATTTTTGGCTCTTTCTTTTGCAGATTGAATTTGAGCGTCGGCCATAATTTGGCTCTTAATAACACCAAGGTTACCGGAAAGAGCTTTACCAACAAGGTTGCTCTTAGCCACGTCCAAGTCTTTAGCAATCTTAGCCAAATCAGAATCAAGTTTTTGTTCTGCTTTAATGTCACCACTTTTCTGAGCTTGACGCAAAGCTTGAACTTTGTACTGCGCTTCGTTAAGAAGCTCATCTACTTTAATACCTTCTTGGCGCAAGTTAGTTTCTTCGCCCATGAATTTTTCAGTAGCGTTCATGCGGCTGCGAGCTAATGCACCAATTCCACCCATACCTGTTTGACCACGAGTTGCATCGCTGTAATCAAGCAGAGCTCTAGGCGTTATAAATTCTTTGCTTTTATCGAGGTTTGCTTGTCGTTGCGCGCGATCCGCTAATTTAGCTTCTTTTAATGAGGCGAGACCTTCTAAATAGCCTTTACCAACTGGGCCTTCATCAACGCCGTAATCTTTTCTTGCAGTTAATTCTTCTTCAATTTTTGCGGTTGAACGAACAGGACGTGCACCCGCTTTCATACGCGCTTCAAACTGAGGTTGGAGTCGGCGAAGTTCTGCTGCCGCGTCATACTCAGCGGCATTACTAAGAGTGCCTGACTCCACGCTATCTTCATCATCTTCTTCAACTTCTTGATCGCCGTCTGCACCACTGAAAGCAACAATGCCGCCTGAGCCGTACTCAAACATGCGCGGGTCAACAGGAACACCCATCAAACCACCACCCGCCGCCATACGAACGGGTTGCGCACCTTGAGGTGCTTGTTGGGGCATTGGCTGTTGTGGTTGAGGCTGTTGTTGACGCACTGGTTGAGGAATACCGGGAGGCACTGCTCGTTGCGCGGCTCCAGCTTGCTGAGCCATTTGCTGCATACCTTGTTGCTGTTGTCCTTGCTGCAATGCACCAATACCCATACTTTGCAGGGCTTGCTTAGGTAGGCTTTCGTTTAAAGGTTCAGCAGGGGGTTGCGCTTGTTGCGTCGACTGTATCTCTTTATTGATTTCGCTAATACGAGCAAGCGCCATAAACGGAGGCACTTGGGGGTTACCACCTTGAGCCGCTGACGTCAAATACTGGATTGACTCGGGTAAAGGGGGCAGCTTATTTAGCCTGCTTTGTACTTCCATTAAGTTCATGCTGCCACCTTTTATTTAGGAATCAAACCAAGATCTTTAAGCGTCTGCTCAACGCTAGGCAAACTACCAGTAATCTCGGCTAGCTGACCCATACCGGATTTACCTAATGGGCTATTAGTTACAGTAGAGATAGGCAGACCTTGCAACATAGACTGCAAGTATTGTGTTTGCTTCATTGGGTAGTCGCGCTGAGCTAAGAACTCATTGTAGTCGGCAGTGATACCTTCTTGCTCAATACCACGTTGTGCTTGACCCGCATTGGCCATCATATTGGTAAGATCTTTAGCTTGACCCATCTCAGTATTAAATTGACCCATACCCTTGTCGTACGCACTTGCGTACCCTTGGCCGATTGCTTTGTTCTGCTCTTGCAACAAATTGCGGTTAGCTTCAGATTCCATAATGGCTTGACGACCGCCGCCATAACCACCAGCTTGAGTCATCTTAGCTAAGCCGGGCTGCATATTAATCTGTGACTGCCTGCGTAGTTCTTCCAACTGTGGGTTAAGCACGGACTGCAAGTACGGGTTCATGTACTGAGAAGCAATACCCGGAGTACCAGCACCTGTTGCGCCAGTAGTTCCAGTGTTTAATCCAGCAATACCTGCACCCGCACCTGTACCTGTACCAATAGCGCCGGGGGTATAAGCATTAGTACCCATAGTTGGCGGTTGATATGCGCTAGTAGAACTAAAGCTTTGACCTAATTGAGTAGGAAACGCGAGATTACCCAAACCTTTAAACACGTTGCTTTGCAGGCCAGACTCACCAGCCGTCATTGGGCCTTGATAGGTTTGATAAGGTGAGTTGGCAATAGCTTGAGCTTGGCCAAGCATGTTTGTTACATACGGGCCTATGTAACTAGACAGAGTTTGTTCTGAAGTACCACCAGCAGCGGGCAATGCCGAGGCCGCTGTGCCTCCTGTATTTGTTAAGGGGGTAGCCATAGTCGTTCCTTAAGCGGGTAAATGCTTGTCTGATTTGGTATCGGCAGCAATGTTTTTGGCCTTGCCACGAGCCTTCTTAATTCTGTCCATCATTGCGTATAGTTTACGCGCACCAGCTTCTGTTGAGCCATTGCCCAGTTCAGAAACAATACGTGCTGGAATAACAAATTCACCGTCGGCTAACCGAGCGGGTTGTCTTTTACCAATAGTAGCTGGGATGCTGTCAGACACACCATCACCGGGGCCACGGAGCAGGCGGCCACCATCGGAGTAACCACCTAAATTGGCAATACCACCACGAGCAAAGTTTTGATAGGACATGTCTTCTGTAGGCGCAGCAACAGATTCAGCGGGAGCCGTAGACGCAGGTACTGTTGCAATGCCCGTAGACGCAGGGGTTGCTGGAGTTTGAGTAGGGGTTTGGCCGGGCTTAAGATACTGCATTGGGCTGAAATACGTAACGCCACCAGAACCGGGTCGGCGGGGGATTGGTATACCCTTTGCATCTAACATTGGAGTGCCCGCTGCATTCATCATTGAAGTTGGGATAGGCAATTGTTGACGATACGCAGTTAAAGTGGGGATACCACCTCTGTAACCACCGGGGCCTTTTTGTACATCAAAAATCTTGTCGGCTAAGTTGCCTAAGCCAGCAGCACCCAAGGTTTGTAAAAGAGGCGAATCTTTAAACAGTTTGGCGAGATCTGAGCTACTAAATAGACTGCTTTGATTTGCAATTTGAGCGTTAATACCGGCGGTAGTGCCGTCGTCGGCAACCGCGTCATTTGCATAATAGCCACCGCTTTGAAGGTAGTTATCTAGCTCTCCTTGGGAACCAGAGTCGTATCCAGTTTCACCTACACTCCAGTCAATTTCATCACCCATATTAGGCTCCTTGCCTTACGATTTGTTCAATTTCTTCAGGGGTCGCAGCGTTGTCACTTGACCCTTCAATCTTTTTAAGCAATTCTTCAATGTCATTTTCGTCGGTTTTGCCCTTCTGGGCAAGTGCTTCTTCCTCAATCTTTTCACCTTCAGCACCGGCTTTGGTGACGCTCAGCGCCTTGTATTCTTCTTGGTCTAACTTGCCCGACTTGCCGACCTTCTGCTTCTTAGCCCCAAATTCTTTGCCGTAGTAGAACACGTTGGCCAATTGAGGTACGCCAAAAGAACCCGCAAGTGCGGTAGCTTGAGGCCAAGTTAGACCCGTTTGCTTGCTTGGATCCTTTGGATTCTTAGGCGGCTTAGGTGGCGGCTGTTTGGTTGGGTCACTGATAATTTTATCAATAATTGGGTCGTCTAGCAGAGTTGTAACTTTATCAATTACGTCATCATCTAGGTCGTCAATAACTTTTTCTGCGTCTTTAATATTGGGCAGGTCGGTAGTTACCTTAGTTTCGGTCTTTACTTCAGGCTCAGTCTTAACTTCTTTCTTTACTTCAGGCTCAGTCTTAACTTCTTCCTTAACTTCAGGCTCAGTCTTAACTTCTTCCTTAACTTCAGGCTCAGTTTTAATTTCTTCCTTAACTTCAGGCTCAGTCTTTAGTTCAGAAATTATGTCGGGCTTAGTTTCAGTTAATCCCGCAGTCTCTAACTCAGAAATTACGTCAGGCTCAGTTTTAACTTCTGCGTCTATCTTAGCTTGGGCATCTGCGGCGGCTTTAACTTCTGCGTCTATCTTAGCTTGGGCATCTGCGGCGGCTTTAACTTCTGCGTCTATCTTAGCTTGGGCATCTGCGGCGGCTTTAACTTCTGCGTCTATCTTAGCTTGGGCGTCCGCTGCGGCCTTAGTATCTGCATCGGCTTTAGTTTGGGCATCCGTAGCAGCTTTAACATCTGCATCGGCTTTGGCTTGGGCATCTGCGGCGGCTTTAACTTCTGCGTCTATCTTAGCTTGAGCGTCCGCTGCGGCCTTAGCATCTGCATCGGCTTTAGTTTTAGCATCTGCGGCAGCCTTAGCATCTGCATCGGCTTTAGCTTGGGCATTTGCGGCAGCCTTAGCATCTGCATCGGCTTTAGCTTGGGCATCTGCGGCGGCTTTAGCATCGGCCTTTGTTTTTGCAGCAGCAGCATCTGCATCGGCTTTAGTTTTAGCATCCACAGCAGCTTGGGCATCTGCATCGGCTTTAGTTTTAGCATCCGTAGCAGCTTGGGCATCTGCATCGGCTTTAGTTTTAGCATCCACAGCAGCTTGGGCATCTGCATCGGCTTTAGTTTTAGCATCCGCAGCAGCTTGGGCATCTGCATCGGCTTTAGTTTTAGCATCCGCAGCAGCTTGGGCATCTGCATCGGCTTTAGTTTTAGCATCCGCAGCAGCTTTAATATCTGCGTCTATCTTAGCTTGAGCGTCTGCGGCAGCCTTAACATCTGCGTCTATCTTAGCTTGGGCATCTGCGGCAGCCTTAGCATCTGCATCGGCTTTAGTTTTAGCATCTGCAACGGCTTGGGCATCTGCATCAGCTTTAGTTTTAGCATCTGTAACGGCTTGGGCATCTGCATCAGCTTTAGTTTTAGCATCTGTAACGGCTTGGGCATCTGCATCAGCTTTAGTTTTAGCATCTGTAACGGCTTGGGCATCTGCATCAGCTTTAGTTTTAGCATCTGCTGCGGTTGTATCTGAAATTACGCTTTCAAGAGTACCATCTTTAGTATCAGTTAGTCCCGCAGTTTCTAAAGTAGTAACAACATCGTCTTTAGCCTCACCTTCGGTCTTAGTCTCAGACAGCCCCGCAGTTTCTAAGGTAGTAACAACATCTGATTTGGCATCCACCGCAGCCGCAGTTGCTTTTGCGTCTGTAGTAATAGCGGTTTCTTTAGCCTGCAACCCAGTCAAATCACCGATTGTTAAGGGTTTACCATCACTTGCAGTTCCAATAACTACGTCTGGTTGGACTTTAAAGTCCGTACCTTTACCTGTTACGCTAGAACCAAGCACGTCACCAACTGTGACCGCGTTGCCGTCTGTGTCAAAACCAACAGGCGCATTTAAATTATCAACGCTAAACTTAGTATCTTCGCTGCCATTTTTGGTAAGGTTATGAACAACCGCCTCGGCCACAACAGTATTAGCAACCGACTGAGCTTGGGCAGGGTTCATGCCTGCGTCTTGCATCGTAGCTGCAATCTGCGTACCGGCGTCTGACAAGTTTTTGGTATTGGCAAGAGTGCTTGCAACTTGAGTCTGTAAGTCGCCCGCTTTATCGCCAGCAACAGAGTTAAGTATTTCAGAAGAAGCCGCTTGTTCTACTTTGCTAAGCGCCATCTCACCTAATTGGATAGAGGCTACAGTGTGTCCAGCAACCGCCATACCCGCAGTTGCGCCAGTCAAAATGTTGTTTACGTTAACCTTGCCGGTAGCAAAGTAGTCTTCAAAACCTTGAGCCCCGCCTTCTTCTACATATTCTAGCGGCATCTCTTTAGCCGCTGATTTACCTACTGTACCAAGAGTTGTCTTTTGAACTACGTCACCCGCAGCCCGCTTAATAAACGGAGCATCAACAATAGGGCCAAGCACCGCAGCTACGGTAGCGGTAGCAACAAATGCTTTTTGGCCAGCGGCATGCGCGGCTTCTTCACTCATACCGGCTTTTTCGGCTTTAGCTACCGTGCCGTTATACCCTGCGCCACCAGCTTCGATTCCGTTAACAATAGAGTTAGCAGCAAAGCCAATTAGTTTGCCGCCCCACTTAGCCGCACTTGCACCAGTTAAAATTGGAATAACTTCTTGGATACCTTCTTTAACTACGGTGTAGCCAAAACCAATTGGGTTGTTAATAATTGCAGAAGGCAGTGCTTTTAATTTAGCGCCAGCATCTGGCCAGAAATTTCCAGTATTACCAGCTTTAGCAATCTCAGTTATAAACCCTTGTTCTTGATCTTGCGCTTTGGTACTAACGTTATTTGCTCCATAGGAAGTCAAACCATTTGCCATGCCCGCAAGTAAGCTGTTTTTGCCAATAGCCCCGCTAGCCTTAAGCGTCCCTTCAAGAGCAGATGCTTGTTCACCCAAAGCCCCGGATACCGTGCCGGTAACATTTTTAAATACCGATGTAATAGCACTGTCGGATTCTTCAGCCGACAACTTGGCAGTTCTGTTCTGCGCAGCGAGTCTTGCGGTTTCCGCCGTCGATTGGTTAGGGGCGTTACCTAGTACTAAAGAATTATTTAATGCTGTTAAACGCCTAATTTCCGCAGAAGATTGATTATCCAAACCAGATAGTTTGTCTGCCGCAGCTCTTCTTGCCGCAGTATCACCCTGTGCTGCAACTGTACTGGATGCGTCAGTTACTGTAGATAAGTTAGATGCGTTTAAGGCATCAAGTGCTTTATCTCCTGCGGTAATGTTTAGATCTGGACGCTCTTCTTTTGTAGCGGTGCTAAAGCTTTCTACTTTACCTGTCTTGGGGTTTAACCAATCAAATGTTTTATTTGCGCCAAGTTCTTTACGTGCCAGTGCATACGCATCATTAAAGCTACTGCTAGTTTTAATCGTATCCCGCAGTTGGTCGTTTGCGGCGTTTCTATCTTGTGCGCCTTTTAGGTCACCAAACTCAGTATCAATAAGCGTACTAGCGTCTGTAAGAGTTTTTGCAAGCGCATCCGCACCGCCGAGGTTTAATGTGTCCGGGGTTGTAACTGCATCGCTACCAATAGACGAAACAACATCTTTATTGGCAAGGAGTGAGGTAATAGTGTCGGCATCTGTTGCAGCATTGCCGTCTACTAACCCAGCTTTAGTTAGCGTATCTTCTGTGTTTGTATCTAGGCTTCCAGTTGTGCCTTTAGCGTCGGCAATAGCTGAATTGGCCGCAGAGATAGCGGTATTGATAACAATCTGATCCAGTGGTTTACCTGAAATCACGCCTGTTACGGCATTGGTAACCATCTTCTTTTGGTTAGCGGTTAGGTCGCCAAACCCTTCAATATTACCTAAGAGCGAATTAACAGCACCGTTAACACCACCGGTAACAAAACCTCTAGTCATGGCTTCGCCAACATCTTGGCCACTAAGCAGCGCAGTGCCAGCAGAAACCGCAGCGTTTTGGAAAGAGTTAGTTAGCGTGTTTGTAAGTTCTGTTGACAGCCCAAGGTCTTTAATAAACGAAGCGCCATCTGACATGAAATCCATACCAGGGATTTGAGCGCCAGCAAAACTAATTGCAGCGCTTTTAATTGAATCACCAAGGTCTTTACCGCTTAAAACGTTTACAGCTAAATTAGCCGCAATCTGTTGAGGTATAGACAAACCACCCGTAGCAATAGCCAAACCAATTTGACCGATTGGGCCAAGGTCTGCCATAAGATTTGCTAAATCATTAGACGATGCACCAGTGGTGTAAAAGATTGGCGTTCCATCAGGGGCAAATTGAACTCGATAACCTGTGTTACCTTTACCTGCAAACGTGCCGCCAAACGCATTTCCTGTTTGACGTTCACTGTATGTATTAGGGACAGCTTGGCCTGTTTCTTTGTTACCAAATGTTTTTTGCCCTGTATCAACTACAGGTTTGCCGTCTACTATTTTTACTTTTGATGTGTCAACGGCATCGTAGCTTTCACCATTAGATACCCCGTAAAGCGTTTCAATTTTTGCGTCTTTAGGTATTGGCACGTATTGACCGATTCCGTTGCCATCACTGTCAAATTGACCAGTGCTTTGATATACCGCATTTCTAATTTCGCCATCGCCAAGGTCAATTTTGACAACTTGGTTTCCGTTATACGTTTTACCAATTTCTTCAACGGGCGCTAAAAGAGGAACCTCACCAAACTGTTTAATGTCTGTAATGCCAATACCGGTCAAAATCTTAGCCATGTCAGCAGCATTAGCTTGAGCTGATCCATGCCCTTGACCCTGCCATTTGTCGGTTAGTCCTTGCCCAAGAATCTGTTGGGTCAATGTGGTAGTGGCAGCAGACCCGGTATCCGCAAGCACGTTACCTGACGCATTAACGATTGTGCCAGTAGTAGTTAGATATGTACCGTTCTTTAAATCAACCGCATTTTGCACTTCTGGTGGAGCAATTGTAAAAAGCGGGCCACCCAAACCTTGGTTCGCTGGCTTAAGTCCAAGAAAATCTATATCTTTTAATCCTTCTTCTATTTCTTTTATTTGTTCAGGAGTTAAAACTATTTCAGGCTCAACTGCTGCAACTTGGGTTGTGTCCGCAGTTGTTTGTGTTGTACCTACAAGATTAGGAGCCAACGCTGTTTGTTCTTCTTTAGTTTTAGTGGCGAGTTCTGCTTTAGCTGCTTGCAAAAAGTCAGCTTTTTCCGACTCATCTACAGTAGGCCCAAATGCGTTTTCCCAGAATGCCTTACCACCTGCATCTGATGGACGGCCAAGAATGGTTGTGTACAAATCTTCTACCGTCATAGTAGATTCAGGAATAGACGCAATGTAGTCGTCTACTATGTCAGTAGTTTTTGCGGCGGGAATTTCAACAGCGGCGGGAGTTTGAACGGCGGGAGTTTCAACAGCGGCGGGAGGTTGAGCGGCGGGAGGTTGAGCGGCGGGAGGTTGAGCGGCGGGAGGTTGAGCGGCGGGAGGTTGAGCGGCGGGGGCTTGAACGGTGGCTGGTCGATACGGGGCAAAGATGCCAACAATATCACTATCAGATAACCCCATACCTTTAAATTGCATAACTAAGTCGTTGGTAGCATCCCGCCCACCAAAAACGTCATACACGTCTTCATAAGCATTAGAAAAATTTGTTGGTAATGCCATATAAACTTATTAAGATGTTTTTATTCGCAGCATCTGGCTGGTATCTTGAACACCGTCTTGTGTGTCTCGATAGACATCACCCAATCTTAAGTTGGGTAAATCTGCTTCTGTTGGAAGCGTTGTTAAGTTAATGTTTAACCGCGCAATGTTGATTGGTTGAATAGCGTTTAAACGTTGAAAGAACAAATTCAACACGTTCAACATCTGACCCATATAGGCTGCTTCATATTCTGGCGGTGGAGCCGGTAAACGCGGCGGAGATTCTTGCATAAAACTCATGAGTTACCCCTTCTGCCGTCTTGTTTGATGTCGATACGGGGTGAACCCAACTGCCAAGCGCACCCAAGCTGGTTAGATTCAACTTGAATAATCATCTGACGGCCTCGCACCCTAACATAGACTTGACCGGTAAACTGTTCAATCACGGAAGTAGATGTTCGGATTACAGTGGCCGTAGAATTACCACCTAAAGAAATAGGATCGTTATACCCAGAACCTGAGTTTTGCATAGGAATTAGCGTCATTGTGACTTGTGGCGAAGCGGCATTTGATCCACGGAATGTAATGTCTGGAAGCATTCTCCAGACAAACCCAAAGTGATCGCCGTCATCAATGTCAAACTCAGCAGAACCAATAACAGCATTGATAGCCGCAGGAGTTCCTGTTTGATTGTCATCGTTACCTTGCTCATGGTTAACAAGGTTATAGGAATAAGTTGCCGCTAACGGAAAATCACGCAAACCAGAATCCAACCAAGCTGTACGGCCTAATGTGCCGTATGCCCATACATCTTCCAAGTAGTTATACGTTACATAAAGGTCAATCTCATTGCTATTGGCAGAGCAGTAGAACCACCAAGCTTCGTTAAAACCTTCGTTTGTCCCCGCAAACACCTGTGCGGCTTGAGCAGTATTAATGTCTTGGAAAATATATTGCTTAAGGTCACAACGCAAAGTCTGCACACGGCCATCGTATTTGTAGAATTTGTCTACGCCCATCCAATACACTACGCCAGAGGCCAAACATACTGCGTTAGGGCCAATAATTGAAACGTTATCGCCAAGTAGTTGAGAAGACCAAACCACGGGTGGCCCAACGTATTGAAGTGAATATATGGCTGAATCTGTAAACACCACAATCTCTTGACGAGCTTGGATGGCGGTGACAATCTCAGAACCGTGCGACAACTGTAAGCTACCCGCTTGGTTTGTGATGGCAGGGGTCCAAACAAGAATGCTCTCTTGGTCAGACCAGCGAATTAACATGGGGTTTAGCGTAGATGAACTGTAGTCATCGCAACCAAACGCAAACACAAAACGGCTTGCGTCAGACACAAATACAGACAAAACCACAGAAGGTGTATCTGCGTCTGCTCCCATAATGCTAGATACCAACACACCCCGTGACGTTACACCAGTTCCTGCATCCCAATAATACAAAGCACCCCCACGGGGGTTGAAGATTAAGTCTTCTCCAAAGTTACTTTGACTCCATAGGCGAATGGTACTTATAGATGTTCCGCCAGTACCCCAAACACCAGAACCCCAAAAGCCAGCACCCCAACCAACCAAAGGAACTGCAATAGCTGGGCCGGTATTAATTTGATACGCCGCCGCCACCGAAGCTCCACCACCGGGAGATCCTGAAACATCTGTGGCATTTGCCGTAGCTGTAACTGTAATCGTGTACGAGTTAACGCTAACAAAAGTAATTTGATATTCAGCATTTAATACATCAGCCGTGATATTGCCGCCAAGCCCAACAGCACCGCTGAAAGTAACAAAATCGCCCGTTATGCCACCGTGACCTGTATCTGTAACAGTGATAACTGCCGACCCATTTGTAGCTACAAAAGGATTAGTGTTAATTGTGCTGGTTGCGCGAATAGGGGTGATGTCGTTATAAATACCACCTTGTTCAATGTAAAACTTTAAATTAGTTCCAACACCTACAAGGTTTAACCCACCGAGGGTAATCCAGTTCCACAAAGAACGACAAACGCCTTGGAATATAGCACCAGAAATACGTACCCAACCGCCAATTTTCTCAGGCGTACCTTGCCGAAACCGCATCTTATCGGATACATACCAACCGTTCTCATTGGTATATCTGGTGTTTTCTTTGTTTACACCCGGCTTCAGTAATAGTTTTTTTAAAGGCATCGGCAGTCCTAAGATAGAAACAGTGCTTTTTCAGCGTCCCTGCGCTTTTTTAGCCCTGCGAGTATTTTGCCACCAGCCATGCAATACAGCAAGAGCGCATCGGCTGCGCCTTCCCAATCACCACGGTTTATTTTCATCCGAATAGAAGAGCGCTGAAAAGCCCCCACTCCGGCGTTGAAGGCAAAGCTGACGCACGCATCGAAAGCCCCTTGACGACCAGATAAAGCGGGAGCAAGTCGTAGAACACCAAGTTCAGTAGGTCTGACATCATCTTGGAATAGTTTCTCGATCTTTTCTTTAGTCCAGACACGGTTGTCCTCCGGTTTCAGTGGCATCTCTTTGCGGATCATGGGGGTGTCTTTACCCTCCACCCTGACTACAGGCAAACGAATTTGGTCTTGGTACAGCACATGACCATAACCAATTGTCCAAATATGGGCTGGGCAGAGGTACGGCTTAGTCCTGTACCCCTCCCACTGGTGCATCAACTTAGCGCCAGCTTCGCCTAGTTTCATTTCTTGCTCCAGCTACGTGAGCCAAACCAGAAACCTATGATGCCTCCAAGCATTGCCATCTCGTCAGTGGAGAAGATGATGTCAGACAGGCGGATCAGGTCTTCTATGCTCATGATTAAGCTGGGGCGGCTGTAAACGTAGTAGGCAATCCATGCGTTTATTGCACATAGCTCCAGCACAAAGATGTAAGTGACCATTGGACGAACGGTTCCAACAAAGTTCACCACCCAAGTGCTGGCATTTTCCATAACCTTCTTGTCGTGGTCATAGGCGGCAACAGTCATCTGCGCGTCTGTTTCCATAGCAATCTGGTCGGTGCGTATCTCTTCCATGCGCTCTTGAGCGGCAAAGCCCTGCGCCATCATCTGTAGCTGTAGTTCTACTTGCACACGGGCAAGAGCCAACTCATGCTTCTGGTCTGCCTTGTTTTGGAAGAAGTCTAGGAGTTTGGGCAAGCCTGATATGAGCAAACCGCCAAGTGTTGAGAATAGTGAAAGCATTATTTTTTCCCCAGTTTTTCGTAGATAACGGCAATGTCTTGTCGGTTGTGCATGATGTCATCACGGTTCTTTTGGATTTCTTTTTCCAAATCCTGACGTAGCTTCTCACGGGCTAGTTCTGCTCCCGTATTGGTAGCTTGTTTGTTGTCTGAAGTAACAACCAAACTAATCTTGTTGTTTAACACAGTCACTTCATGCGACAAGTGCGATAGTGAGTTCATTAGATACACCACACAAGTGAACAGAATTGGCAGGATAGCAAACGCCACCTTTTCAATCAAAGCATGTTTTTCGTTTGGTTCGCTCATAGTCCAATCATTCCAAGAAGTTTATTGACAATTTTTGAGGCCAACTCATCTGGCAGGAAGCGGAGCAGTCCAAGCACCCACCAAGCAATGCACAACCGCACAAAGACTTTAAGGAAGAGGTCAAATTGCTTCTGGTACTCATTCACCGCCCACACCTTGATCTAGCACACAGATCAGAAACTTCATTAATACCCCAACCAACAGCACCAATAAACATCACAATAATAACAATAGCAGCCGCCCACTGCATTTGTTCAGCCTCGGCCTCTTTGCGCTTCTTCTCTTCATCCTTGGCTTTACGGGCTTCTATTGCATCATCCCTGTCCATCTCAGCGGCTCTAGCCTTGATCTTGTTCCAAACGTCTATGTTGCCAGTCTGTATATAAAGCAGTTGAAGCTCCGACTCCAGTTTAGCCGTTTGCATCAAGGCATTTTCGATCTGCATTGCCAAAGCAAAGTTAGACTTATTGCCAGACCGCTTGGCTTCAACCATCGCTTTGGTGGCTTGGCTCTTAGCATCAAAGAGCTTGCCCAACATGGGCGCTAGTCCACCAAGATCGTTAGCCACCTTCGCAGCTTTACGGACTAATCCTATGGCGCTTTGTAAACCTTCAAGAGCCGTGACCGGATCTAACATCATTTCCGTACAACCTTTTCCCACTGTAGGCAAACAACTTTGCGGTTATAAACATCACCCGTCCACGCCCACCGCACACAGCGGTACTCAGTCTTCCTATCTTGACTAGATGCTCCCGGTAGAAACACCAAAAAGAGCATCAATAGCCAGCGCATTTACCACGCCCAACTCCATGCAATCATGTACGTGCCAAAGATAACGAAGGCCACTATACAGGCCGCCGCAATAAGTGCTTCAGCCCAGTCCCACATGATTAGGGAGCATCAGGCCATGTGATAGTCCACGGGAAACCTGATTGAGAAAGAATATCTCTTAATGCTAGATCGTTCATGTGAAACCCCTATTGTTTTTTAAAGCTAATAGCGCAAGTAAACCATCTTGTATACTTTTTTCTTCTTGCGTCATTTGGCGAACATGATGAATATCTTTGCATATTCCATCTACTAAAGCATAGCTTAAACCTTCGTACACTTCGTAGTCACCAAGAACAGGCGGTTGAATCCGTTGAAAACGAACAAATTCAGATGGCAAATTGTTTGTATCAATGTGAGGAAATGCTTGACAAAAATTACTACTTAAAATTGGATGTTCAAAAGGTTGATTGTCAACAATACGAATAAATAAATCCATTACAAATCCCCTGTATTTGTTGACGGAAACGCTCTAGTTATTCCACTAGTGCCAGCCCAAATAATGCGAACCGCACCGTTTCTGCCATTATTAAGACCACCGCCGCCATATAGACCACCTTGACCAACGCCAGATTGAGGGCTATCTCCATTTGTACCGCCACTGCCACCAGTACCAACTCCCACGGCTCCATAGGCTCCGCTTGTTCCTTCTCCAAGTATGCCAACACCGCCGCCAGAAGCACCATTACCACCAGCGCCAGCGCCCCCAGTTCCACCAGTAGATTTTCCAATACCACCAGCGCCAGAATAACCACCAGCACCTCCAGCTCCAGCATTGGCATATGAGGTTGCACCACCACCACCGCCTGCCCCACCAGAGCCGCCTGTACCATTTAATACAGTACCACCAGCTCCAACCGCAGAAGTAGTGCCTCCTCGCCCACCTTGTGCGCCACAAGTAGTTCCGTTAAAGGTACTGTCACCACCATTTGTACCAGCGGAAATTCCAGTTGATACACCCCTTGCGCCAACCACTACGGTATAACTTGATCCGGGGGTTACAGTGATACTATTTGCATACGCTAATGCTCCACCACCACCACCGTAATAAAAATCTGTGGGATCAACATATAAATTACCCATACCGCCACCACCGCCAACACAAACAACAGAAACTGAAGTTACACCCGCAGGTGCAACCCATGTATAAGTACCCGCAGTTGTAAATGCTTCTTGACCCGCTGCTGCGGGAACAATAAATGATCTAAGGTTTGTAAAAACAGCTTGTAGTGCACCACTCATGTTAAACCACTCCCTGAAATAAGCCAAGATGTTGAGGTAATCTTAATGCAGGTTGCTGATCCGTTTGTAGCCAAGGTTCGTGAACCTGTTGTACCTGCGGAAGATAAAACCAATGTGTCTGTTGTGATGGCAATCGTGACGTTTGCCACAGCCATGTTGATGAATGTGATGGCAGTTCCAATTGGGAACGCAACGCTTGAGTTTGCGGGAATAGTAAATGTTCTAGCGTTATTGTCACCAACTGGGTGAAAAATGTGTTTACCAGCATCGGCTAAAACCAATGTGTAAGCTGCCGATTGACTGTTTTGTGGGATGTTTAAAAATCCAACGCTGTTTGTGCCATCAACCGTGCAAGAACTTAATACACCACTTGCGGGAGTACCCAGTGCTGGGGTTGTCAGCGTTGGGCTTGTCAGCGTTTTGTTGGTCAGCGTATCAGTTGTTGCCCTACCCACTAATGTGTCGGTGCTTGTTGGTAGCGTCAATGTACCCGTGTTGCTGATACTTGAGATTATTGGCGTTGTCAGAGTCTTGTTGGTGAAAGTCTCTGTACCCGCCAAAGTTGCCAATGTACCCGTTGTGGGAAAAGTGACGTTGGTTGCGCCTGTTAGTGTTCTTGTGTATGCAAAGTTTCCTGAACCCGTTACTGTCATTGCCGCATTATTTGCTACACCTGTACCGCCATTTGCTGGAGCCAACGTGCCAGCCAAAGTAACTGCGCCAGTTGTGGCTGTAGAAGGGGTAAGCCCTGTTGTGCCAGCAGTAAATGAAGTTACTCCGCTATCTACAGTAGAAGCCAGCTTCACATAGTCAGTGCCGTTAAAGTACACATAAGCTGACTCACCCACAGCGATAGAAACACCGGCTTGCCCCGCTGCTTTAAACGTCACAATACCGCCAGTGGCGGCGTTCACCACTGTGTACGTTTTACTGTAACTTGGAGCCGTTACTACTTTGGCCACTGTTAGCGTGCCCGTAACTCTGACGATGGCAAACTGCGCTGTTACCGTACCCGCACCTGTCAAGGTAGATACGATGTTAGAAGCTGAAGCGTCCCCTGTAGTGTTTGCAAGAGTTACCGCGCCATCATTTGTTAGCGTCAGTGTGGCTGCAATAGCAATGTTGGTGTATTCGGTAATACCGTTGTTAACCGTATTGCCCCATGTACCAGAAAGTTCACCCTGTACCGGTAAGGCAAGTCCTAGTTGTCCCGTTGCGCCTGTAGTCATTTAATGCTCCTAAGTTGTTGCAACAGCAGTCCACCCCGCCGTTTGCGTGTTACCAATATTTTGCCAGTTTGCGTTCTGCGTGTCATCTATTATTTCCCAGAAAGGTCGTGCTGTGATTGAATCTATGCCCGTTGCCAATTCTGCAATAGAGGCAACAAACGCCGCCGCTGCCGCCAATGTATCCGCGCTTACTGCTGTCTCCGTTACCGAGGAACCAAAACTTGCCGTTGCTGTGACTGCATCTGACCCCGTAGCGGTTTCTGTAATTGCCGCATTAACTACAACTACCGCCGTTACTGCGTCTGTGCCTGTCGCTGTTTCCTGCACATCACCAAAATATACAAGACTTCCAGCTATGTTATCTGTTCCGGTTGCTGTCTCCGCAACTGTAGCCGCGTACACAGGAACACTCGATACCGCATCCGCCGCCGTTGCCGTCTCCGCTATGGTTGAGAAGTACGTTGGTGACGCCGTTATTGCATCGCTACCCGTACTTGTCTCAGTAACCTGTGCCGCAAACGCTATACCCGCTGTTACAACATCTGTTCCCGTTGCCGTTTCTGTTACCGCTACACTAATCCCCAGCGTAGACGTTACAACGTCTGAAGCAAGAGCTAGCTCACCAACCCCACCCCAAGAGTTGTACCCCCAAGCGCTCTCGCCCCAACCCGTGCCCGCTATTACCGCATCGTATACTTCGCCACCTACTGTTGCATCTGTACCCGTAGCAGTCTCAGTAATTACCGCGACTACAGCTATGACCGAAGAAACCGCATCTGTTACTGTGCTTGCCTCTGTTACCGTTGTAGCATACAACGGCCCCCCTTCAGCAGCATCTGTTCCCGTTGCCGTTTCCGTTACTGCCGGAAAATACGTTGGCAACGCTGTTATTGCATCTGTGCCCGTACCCGTTTCAACAACTGAGGCATCAACACTGAGTGCCGATGTAACCGCGTCCGTGCCTGTAGAGGTTTCGTCTACGGAGCTAGTGAAGGCGGTAAAACCACCCCACCCTTGTTCGCCCCATAAGCCGTCACCCCACCCAGCCATATTAAGCCGCCAAGCTGAATGTGTAAGTCACAGATAAAGTATCGCTGTTCACCACAGAACGGTCACCGGGTGAGCCAAAGTCAGCGGCAGAGAACAATGTTCCTGTTGTGCCACCTTTAGTATCGTTGCTCGTCAAAAACGCACCGCCAACTGTTGCCGTGCCGTTAATGTTAAACACGGCTGGTGAAGCTGTATTAGTTACCACGGATGGATTAGCGGTTGTAGCTGTTACAAAAGTAGCAGTCACACGGGTTCCGTTGCTGTATGCCGTAACTTCTGTCCAACCAGCATGGGAAGCCATTGTGTCGCCCGCCGCAGGTGTATTAGAAGCGCCAGCGCCGTACAAGCCAAGATACCAAGTGGTGATCTGGGTTACTGAGGTCAAAGCACTGCCCGCCATGTATGCCAGACCCGCGTTAACCACCAAGTTCTTAGACTCAGCAGTCCACTTCAAGTTACCATCTTTGTCATGGCATTTGATTTCAAATAAACCGGTCGCCTTTGCGTCCTCACCGGCTTTGGTGTTACAAGTCAGACCACTAGAAACAACGTCAGTGGCTTTGGTTTTTTCAATAGTCATGATGACTCCTTAGTTAGAAGAACGAATCAATGCTGCTGTTGCTGTGTTTGCAGGCATTGTAATAGTGAAATTAGTAGAAGTCTTGTCAGACCCAAAGTCCAACACAGCAATGGATTTATTACCTTGGGTAACGTTGTAGATCAAAGCACAACGAGCCGTTACTGAAGCGTTAAACACCACATCGGCAAAATCTACATACGCCGTGTAACCAGACGAGCTAATGGTTACGCCCGTTAGCGTTACGCCACCAGCCACATAACCCGTACCAGTCACTTCACCACTTGTCGTGTAAGCAGTAGTGGCTTCGTTTAAATTGGCATTAGCCGTATACAGGGCTATCTTTAACGTATTTGAAGACAGGTTGTGAACGCCTGTGTATAGCTCCGTTTTGAAACTAGTGGTCTGGGTTTGGAGAATACTGCTCATGAAACAGCCACCCTAATTTGACCATCACGATAAGCATCAGCACGTTGTTTGCCATCCGACAAGTTTTTATACAGAGCAATAGCTTGTACGTAACGTTGTTGAGCAAGAGCCACCATGTCAGCCTCACCCTTCATGTAGGTATAGGCTTCGCATATAGTTCCATACAACAAAACAGAATCAAAGTTATCGCCTAGCCAAGTGGTTTCGGCAGTGACAATAGACTCAGGGTAGTAGTTGTAATGAAGCTCTGCGTTGTATGCAGCACTTGGTGTAGGGCCAACAATAAACGTCAACTCATTTACATTGTCTGACCGGGGGCCAAAGATGGCGTAGTGTTTAGGCTCAGATGCAAATGCAGACAAAGGGTAAGCTTCACGGATAAAGTTAACGTCTTTGTTTAAAAGATATAAGTAATCACCTTGGAAGGCAATAGAGCCTGATACCGTACCGTTGTTTGCGACTGTTAAGGTGACCGTAGTCCCCACAATACTTCTAACCTGTGCGTTAGTGCCAATTCCTGTGCCGGTTGCCTGCTGACCTACTGCAATACCTGTCGTACTAGCAACCACAATTGTTTTCTGCCCAGATGTTCCTGTGGCAGTTGTCGTGTTATACGGGTATACGGCAAGGCTGTAAACAGATAAGAAATCTGTTGGGCACTGAAGATACTTATTACCAGTGGTTAATATGCCCGTCACGTTCTTTCGCAAATTAGCTGGCTGCGCGGTGTTATAGATGCGCTGCTCCGCCTGACGAATGAACACATTCATATTGTCAGTTGGGAAAGAGTTCTCGCAGTAATCGCTTACCTGCGTGACAAGCTCGGTGTAATTCATGCCATTGGGCCTCTTGACATTACACCTTTAGTCGCTGCACCTGCGCCACGCATTTTGATACCCGAAGTTTTAGCGGCTGGCTGTGGACGGCGAGAGATGTTGCCTACAGACATATTGACTGTATTTGCATCACTGTGGTCAGGGCCAGAGCCGGGGTTAGTAGAAGCACTGACAGCTTTGCCAGACATTGTGTGTGGTTTAGCATAGACTTTGGCATCGCCAACTTCTTTACCCATCAATTTTTTGCTGTATGTAGCCATGATTAGCCTCGTTTCTGATTAGCAATTTTTGCCAAGTTACGACCCATAGTCTTCATATCGGCATTGGTTTTACCCTTACCTTTGCCTTTACCGCCGTGCATCATGCCAGCAGTAGGGCCGCTATCACCTAAATTTTTACCTTCGGTTTTACCTTTTTTAGCAATACCGTCGGCTGATTTTCTAAATGCCATTTTAATCTCCTTAACTAACCGTTACTGTACCAACAAATGTCGTTGCCACCAAGTAGTTTGGTGTCAATTCATTATCAAAAAATCTAGACCCACCAACTGGAGCCCAGCCCCACTGAATGTCTCGTGAACCGCCTGACAAGTTACCAGCCGAGTTAACACCAGAAGTTACATACGTTGTATCCCTACGCGGGTTACGCAAAGCTTGTGGGTCATCTACTGGAAACGTACCTAACATTAACTGTGGCTGATCTGGATCCCAGCACTCAGGGCAAACCAACAATTCATACTTACGCTGTTTAATGATTTCAGTCTTAAGTTGTTTTAACCTAAATTGCTGACCACAGCGATCACATTCAGCAATCGCTATCTTGCCGGATGCGTACCGATTACCCATTAGTAACCCCCGCCACTTCCAATAAACATTGGCCTAGGAACAAGGCGAAGCGGAGCTTTCTCTCGGTCTTCACCAGCGGCAATCTCAAAGGTCTCATCGTAAATCTGTTTAAGCATCTGGATGCGGGGCATCAATTCAGGTACTTTGATTGCAATGTGATACGCCAAACCAGCTACAAGGCACGGTAAAAAGCGAAAGTTCATGTCAGCGGTTTCAACACCAGCGCCAGCATCTTGCACTCGGCGAAGTCTCCAGTACACAAACTGATACGGCGTGCTGTTATCAGGCGTAGGCCAAACTGTTACAGCAGGAAGCTGGGGTACAAAAATAGCTGAGCCATCAGTATGGGATGCGGCAGTTGTGTTGTTTTGACCACGGTACACACCACCTAGGGTATTCCCTGATACGTATGTGTAGTAAATATCTTCTGAATCAATGCGGATAAAACCAGAACCCGCCAAACCCACTATGGTGTTAAGCGTTATTGTGGTGTCCGTTGACGTAACCGCGCCCACCAAGACTGAATTGGTTGGATTAGTTTCGCCAGAAAGTCTTTGAATCCAGACTTGAATTGGGCGAGCTTGGCTAAGCTTGTTTGGAATAGTTGCATAAGTTGAGACGCTAATGCGTGAAACGGTTAAATCGGCTTGCGTAGAAGCAGTGTTAGATCCCGTACGGATTACATGTTCTAGAAGGTCAATAGTATCTTTTGGCAGCGCATACGTAGCTAAACCGGGGGTCAAGTTAATGATCCCCTGTTCCATTGTCCACATGTTGATGCCTTTGGACTGCCACTCAATGGTCATTAAGTTCATAGAACGACGCGCTGTGCGCAAGTCATAACCAGTACGCATCTCACGGCCAGCCCTCTCCCACGCTTCTTCAGCGATCTCGGTAAACTCCATGTTGAAGAGGGTTGAGCCGGTAGTAGTCATTATCTGCCCTTTAACATTTCAAGAAGACTCATCAATCTGCGTTGTTCTTCTAACGAACCGCCTCCGCCCCCACCAGCAAGTGCTTTTGCAATCAATGCGGCTAAGCCCTCACTTTGTTGACCACCTGAACGTGAAGTTAAGTCTTGCAATAGCTTTCCAATATCACCACCTCTTTCTAAGGATTTTGCTACTCCTATGGGCGTTGGCATTGGAGTAAACCCCGGATCTTGTGTAAAGTCCATAGGGGGTGATGGGTTGTAGTAATCTACAGGCATTGGCGCTGTGTCAGGAAACATTGGCATTGGAGCTGTGTCTGGGTAAGGCGCTGTGTCAGGAAACATTGGCATTGGCGCAGTAGTTGGCTCTTCTGGATAGGGCGCAGTAGTTGTGCCGGGGTCATAGCCAATTTGTGGGCCATTTGGCAATTTATCGTATCCTTGGCCATTCCAAACATAACGATACTCGGGCTGGCCAATACCCATCGTGGCGTAATGCATAGCCAATTGCTCTGGCGTGTAGTTAGCAATAGGCTGACCGTCGTAGCCAATTTCAGTTCTTGAACCATCATCGTTTATGCGGTAAGAAGTGCGTGGCCCTATTTCTTGAGTTTGTGTTGAACCTGTAGTCCTTGGGCCAGCGTAGTCCTGTGGATAAATCTCTGGGGAACGGGGGTCTGGACGTGGCTCTTCTGGACGGCGTGGCTCCTCATAACGCGGCTCTTCTGGACGGCGTGGCTCCTCATAACGTGGCTCTTCATAACGCGGCTCTTCTGGACGCTCTGGGGGGCGCACTCTTTCTGGAAATCTAGGCTCAACAATATCTTGCTGATTTTGTGTTTGAGCTTGTTTAGCAATGTCCATCAAAGCCTGCGTAAAGTCATTACCTTGCAGCCTGCCGCCTTGAATCCCTTGAACCGCTTGCGCCAAACCAGCACCTAGATTGCCACCTTGCATGGGGGCCCCTTGCATTACAGAACGGGACATATCCCGCCCATCATCAAAGCCCTGACCGTTAACATCACCGCCTTCTGCGTACTTACGCATGGCAGAACGCAAGCTCATAGGAGCTTTACGAAGTTGTGTGGAATTAGAAGCCCCGGCTGCCTTTGGAGCGCCTTTGGAAGCCATTAGTTGTTCGTATAGAGATGCCATTATCTGAACCCCGCTGTTTTCTTTGCAATAGTTTTAGGTTGCGCTACAAATTGTTTACCAGATGCTTTACCAGCACGTTTGGCTTTGGTTGTAGCTGCGTATTCTGCTGGGCTTAAAGATTTAATAGCCGCTTCGGGCAAATACCGCTCTCCCGTCTTACTTGACGGTTTACCAGACTTAGTGCGCCATTTCTGGTCACCCCAATCTTTGAGCGATTTTTGAGGGGCTTTCAATCTTTGTACCCCCCGCCAGCTTCTTTGTACTTCTTAGCAACAAGTTGTGCTTTACGGGCTGACCATTGGCCTGCGCCTGTACCGTGGGTTGCTGCGGACTTTACCTGAGACACAATTCTCTTACGAAGGCCGGGTTTGGTGTAATTGCCAGCAGCATTAACTTTGCCGCCCTCTTTATACTGAGTAAAGTCAGTATCGTCCCGACGTGCTTTTTTCTTTGCACCGGGCATTTTGCTTGGGGATATGGCTCCCATACCACGGCTTGGCATCATTTTGTTTTACCTTTAGCTTTTTTGGCTAAAAACAATTTATCAACCATCTTTATCCGCTGGGGTTTGGTTGTAACTTTGTTAATGATAGCCAGTCGTTTGGGTTCACTTGCACCGTAAAACCCAGCCTTTTTTAAAGACTTAACTACACTGCCTGCGGGTTTTGCGGTTGCCATATCAGCACATCTTTCCGCGTGTCTTACCACGCTGAGCAATACCGTCTGCACGGGTAACGCCACCACTGGCCATCTTCTTAGTTTTACTCACAGATGCGCCATCCTTGTCTTGTGGAACTGGCATACCTTCGCGGAACACTGTGTCTTTTGGAGGCGCAGTTTTCTTAGGCGCAGGCTTAGGCGCGGTCTTTTTTACAGCGGGTACGCCTTCTGGGTCAGTAGGAGGTTTACCCATTTCAGCGGTATAGATACCACCTTCAGCGTATTTTTTCATGGCTTAGCACTTCCCGCCATTTTTCATGGTAATCATTGTGCCTTTGGTTTTGCCTTTAGTAGCAATACCATCACGGCTAGAAGAAGTTTTAACCGAACCCATTTTGGATGCAGCCATACCGCCAGCCTTCAGACCTTTGTGAGCCTTGGAAGCTGGCATGCCTGCATGCTTAGCCAAAGCTGCTGGCATTTTGCCTTTAGCCATGCCGCCTTTGGCCATCTTGCCCTTGCCGTCAGCAGCAAAGTCAGGAACCATCTTGTCGCCTTTTTTGACCATGGTCATGCCACCGTCTGCGTATCCACCCATATTCATCTTTTTCATATCGCCACCTTTAGAAAATTTACGACCTTTGTCGGCCTGATTAAACTCTTTACCCACAGACTGTGGGACGCCTGCTTTCTTAGCAAACGATGGGTTGTTAGCCACCGCTGCCATGAAATTGTGTTGCTTCTTACTAACTGAGGGCACTGCGATGCTCCTTCATAAAGTCGTCTATCTTGCTTTCAAGACGATCCAATCTGGCCAGCACTCGGTTAATGTCATTATGAACATCTGATTTGGTTACAAACTTTTCTGCGTTTTCTTCACGAGTTTTGCTCAAAAGAATACTTAGGCGTTTTACTTCATCGTGGGACACCTTTACCCAAAACAGCAGCAGTGCTGATGCAAAGGAGAGTATTACGTTCCAGACCATCAGTTCCATGTTAGCAATTCCATGCTCTAAGAGCTTTGTTGATCCGTGAATTTGGATCGTTTGCTGTCTTTGCACTTGTTAGCTTCTTTTTCATCCCGCCCATCCTCGCACAGAAAGAGTCTTTGCGAGAGCCGCCTTCCGGCTGGGGAGGTTTCAAATTCATACCTTGCTTTTTGGCGGAGGCTCGGCCTTTGGCGTTCAAGCCGCCCTTCTCGGATTTGCCCTCTTTGCGTTGCCATGCTGGAGATTTAGCCATAAAACACCGTTGCTGTTACAGAACCGCCAACACCTACAAACATACCGTTTTTGCAATAGATGCCTTCACCGGGGATCAGCACTGGCAAACCAACAATGTTGAACGTGTTAAGCTCTAACAAGATACTACTATAAAACGTTATGGCTCCGCTAGTTGCAGTGCTCGCTGCAGTTGTTACCGTAAAGACGTTTGCGTTTGTTACAGTCACCGCATAGACCCCGTCCGCTGCCGTACCAGTAGTAAAGTCCATAAAGACTCTATCGCCTGTAGTCAAGCCGTGAGCCGTAATAGTGACGGTAACTGTGGTGCTTGCCGAAAGCCTAGCGTATGTGCCTGTCTTAAAAATTGTGGGATCAGCCACTGCCATATTACGTACAGACGCTGAAGCTGGGGACACCGTAATAGATTTAAGCCGAACGGCATAATCCGTCACTGTTTTAGACGTTGTTACGTGGGAGGACTTAACGTCATATTGCATTGCCATGATGCCGTCCTATCCGTAAAATATGGTCGTTGTTACCGTGGCAGACGGGAGGAACGTATAAATTCCTACAGAGGCTAATATGCCTTCGCCGGGGATTAGGGTATAAAACGCTGTTCCCGTAGCGCAGTCAATTTCAGCCAATACATCTTGGTACATTGTTACATTACCACTAGTATTTAGCACGGCTGTAGTTACAGTAAACGTGTTAGTTGCCACAGTTACAACAGTATAAACGTCTGGAACTGCCGAACCTGTAGTGAAATTAAGCGCTACCCTGTCACCCACAGCCAACCCGTGATTAGCGTAAGTTACTGTACAAACTGTAGTTCCGGGAATGGTGTACGTAGCCAACTCTGGAACATTGTTGGCAAATGCAACGTTCAACGTAGAAGTAGCCGAAGGGGAGATTACCATCCCTTTCAAACGCGTGCGATAAGGAACAGCCACGCCTGATACTGTGTTGTGATACGACTTTACGTCATACTGCATCGTCATGTTGTTGCTCCGGTTTTGGTGCGTCTAACATGCGGGCTTTTAACTCCGCATTTTCTTTGGCCATTGCCGCTACAAGTCCCATAGCGTGATCTCTTTGGCTTTCCAGAAGTCCAAGCATTGCCTGAACCTCTGGGTCTTTGTGCGTCAACATCAGGCAGCGCGAGTGACTAATTTCCAAACTGGGCTGGTAATTACCGCTGTCTGGAGATACAAGTTTCCAGCGGTGCTGTCAATGTACATGGAGCCGGGGCCAGCAAAGTTGTCACCCGTTGTACCGTCAGTAGGAACACCTGTGTTAACCATCACCACAACATCATCTTCCATGCGGATGTTGGCTTTGGAGTAAGGATAGACGCTAGAAGGGCCACCACCATCAAGAACGGGGTCTTGGATTTTCAAGTCAATACCATACTCAAAACCGGAACCGGCTGTGGTCTGAGCCATAGCAACACCAAAAGCTGCGCGGGCAGTTGTTAAACCAGAGTCGCCATCCATAAAGGCCATCACAGCAGCATCGCCGGACAAAGTGTTGGTATTGATGATACCCATCACACCCGCCATCAAGCCGTTGTTAGCATATGTGCCAATAACTGCAAACTCACCTACTGTACCAGCCATATGGTTGAAAGTAGTAGAAGGAGCCACAGCAAAAGGAGTGCCGCATTGGACACGTCCAAATACAGAAAAAGCCTCACCGGGGGTTAAGTAGCTGCTTGAGCCAAAACCTGTGGTTGGCATTACACGGGAATAGAAACCAGAAGTTGCCGTTCCCTCATTAACTGAAATTACAGTACCGGTATTGATGGTTGTGGGAGTAAGTGGCTGTTGTGCAGCCGCTGTGCCGCCCTGATAGCCAGCCCTGACTGGGCCCGAAAAAGAAGTACGTGCCATGATATGCGTCCTTACATACAAGTTAAGTGCATCAATCGGTATGTCGTCTGCCGGGACAGTTTGATACACCGGAAAGCCCGGGTTAAATACAATATACAACAAAAGAAAAGGGGGCACAAGGCCCCCCTTCAAATATTTCCTAAAAAATATTAAGCTCCGGGTGAACCGAAGATACCTAGTGGATCTGACACGCCGAAGCTATAACGCTCACGGGCTTTGTAACGAACGTTACCTGTGTCAAAGTCACCGTCCATGCCTGTAGACATGGGGGTACGGATAAAGTGCTTCAAACCGTTAGGCACGTCTGTCAACAGGAACCAAGCATTGGTGTCTGTCAAATAGTGGTTAACGCAGTAGCCATCAGGGATAGAACCATTGTTCTTCAAAGCGTTGATGTCATTGTCTGCTGTACCAACACGAAGTTCAGTTTCTAGCAAACGAGTAGCAACGAATTGCAGAGCAGGTGGAATAACCAACTTCTTAGGCTTAGCGGCAATCAACAAGCTACGCTCATCTGTCCAAGCGGCAATTTGAATAACGGCATTCTCAAGAGAAGTCTCGTTCAAATCGGAAGGAGTAGATGGAGTGTTACTGTTAGTACCACCAGAAACCAAGGGGTGAGCAGTAGAGCAAAGCACCACGCCGTCGCCGTATGTTGGGCCGCCAGCAAAGGCGTTGTTCAACACAAAAGCGGCTTTAACCTGCTTGGTGTAAGCCATACCACGGGCCAGAGCCTTGGTATAACGTGAAGACAGGCTGTCGTACAAGTTATCTTCCACAGCTTCCTCTGTGATGGCAAAACCCATCGCAATGGTTTCGTGAGTGTAACGTGCAGTAAATGCTTCCTGTGCATTGTCATAAGCGATGGCAGAACCCTCGTTTTTGACTGGTGCGGCAGCAAAGCCAGACAGCTTTGTCTCTTCTTCAAAGCTACGCTCAGATGACTCTGTTTCGTAGATTTCTTTGTGCTCTTCGCCGTATTTAGCATACTCAAGACCGAACAAAGCGTTCAAGCCGGGGAGTAATTCTTTGAGCAGTTGTGCGCGTGAAATAGCCATGATTTAGCTCCTTAGATGCCAACGGCGTTAGTGAAAGCGGAAGCGCCGGGATTGAACTTCACAAACACTTCAGTGTATGTGTCGGTCAATGGGGAAGCGAAACCAATGATCTTGAACGCAGCAGCAGTCGTTACAACTGAACTTTCCAAGGCGCTGGTAGAGTTACCTGTACGGGTATTACCTGTAGAAGTAGACTGTGCAGCAGCAAAGAAAGTGTTTGCGCCAAGAGCGGCCTGAGTAACTTGACCATCCAATTGAGCTTGGAACGTCACGTTAGGGTCAGTGATAACGTATGCAGTCACCACGCCGGTTGTGCCGGAGGGGTAGTACTGACCGTAAATCTGCTGGCCTTGTGCGTTAATGTAGGATGCACCAACAAACACGCCCCAAGCACCCATACTGTCGCCACCAAGGTTATTGGTAGTTAAGTCTGCGCCGGTAGCGGTAGACAAAGCGATATAACCCGCAGCATTGATAATTACAGCTTGTCCAAAGAACAAGTTGGAATTAAGACCTGCTGGGTCAATCAAGAACTGACTCGTAGCACCGGCATAAGGCATACCGTCGTTACGATTTATGGCTTTTAGGCCATAGGGAGTATTGGTCATTGACATTTAAGTCTCCAAAAAAATTTAAGTACCTTTTCCGAAAGTGACCGTAGACTTACGTTCTTTAAACATAGGCATCCGTGGGTCATTCTCGCGCATGTAAGTGTTGTCTACTGACTGCATTTGTGCTTCCGCTTGATTGCGATAGTACGAATTGCGTTGTTCAGTAAATTCCACAGGTGTTTTGCAAAGCAACAAACCGCCCACTTCAACGCTGTCTGGGAACCTTGCGTTGCCGCTAGAACCAAACATACGAATCTCAGGGTGGTCAGAAGCCCTAACGGGTTCCCAGCCTTCGCGTAGTTTTCCAGAAATATTAGTGGCGTCGTCTTTGCCTAACGAAGCAATTCGGATCCAGCGAAACGCATAACCCTCTTCCGGATTCGGATCGGGTAGAAGTTGAGGAGGCATCCAATGTTTTGGGCGTTCCATCTTTTCGCGGGTATCGAGCTCTCGTGCTAAACGTGTTGACTTTTCCATTTTATTTCCTTAACTGTTCTTCCGCAACCTTACGAGCATAGAGATCCAAAGGAACTCCAAGCCGCTTGGCGATATTCACCTGTGTCTGCGTAAGCACGATTTTTTTAGGCGCTGTGCTACGGGTTGCAGGTGCAACGTTTGATCTTTTCGGCGAAGTTGGCGCATTCACCGATCTCTCAGACTCAAACTGATCTGGGAAAACTTGTCTAACCCGAGAATTTAACTTCTCGTAATACTCGTTGGACTGAGGATCAACTCCAGATTTAACTAGCTTGGTGTGGAGTCCAAGTGCAAAGCTAGTCATCTCATCATCAGCGCCAAACCATCTATTTTCTGATTGCCACGCCATAGCTTTTTGGTCTACGGGCGGCTGTTTTGTAACTTGTTGTGGTATTTGTACCTGAGTTTTTTGCTCTTGTAAAGGGGCAGGCTTAAAATTGTTCACGCGCTCCATCTTAGATTTAGCGGAAATCAATGCTTCCTGAGCATCTACAACAGCGTCTGAGTCACCTGCTTCATAGGCTTCTTTGTATCTGGCCTTAGCCTTTTCGACTTCGTTACCAACTACTCGTTTGGCCTGTTCTAGCAGAGCTTGCTGGTTAGTATTCAAAGAGCCTTTAAGCTTTTTGTTCTCCTCAACCACAGCGTGTGCAATACGCAGGGCTTCTTCTCGCTCCCGCTCTGCTGATTCTTTAGCACGGCGTTCTTCGTGGTAACCCTTTGTAAAATGCTGGATGCGCTTGCGCACACCCTCATCGTACTTAGTTAGTTCATCCTCGGCAAAGTCCTTGGGGGGCTCTTCCATGCGGCTACGCCCACGGTCTTGCGCAGGAGTGTCGTCTATTACCTCGACTTCCGTCTCGCCTTCAATCTCGTACTCGACTTTTTCTTCTTTGCCAGCTTTAGTTTCTATTTCATCGGGGAATTTATATTCTTCGTCTTTGGCCATAATTTACTCCTTAGTTGGGACGTTGAATGCCACGGGGGTCTTGTACAACCGCTTGAATAGAGTCATCATTAATGAGTCTCCATTCTGTACCGTGAATCTTCATGCGGGTTCCCGTGTTAGGACGCACTAACACAAAGTCACCAACTTTGCAGCTTGGGCCAGACGGAAATCTGGTGGCGTCTCCAAACGCATCGGGGCCAATCTTGGCCACAAACAACACGGGGGATAAAAGCTCCTCGTGATACATAGCAGTAGCAGACTTCAAAATCCCAGTCTCGCTAAACTCCTCTTCGGCCTTGGGCAACATACACAGAATATGGTACGTCGCTGGATCGGGCACTTGTTTGGCTTTTTCTTCAGCGGATACATTGAGTACCGCCGATAAATCTACCGCACTAACATCAAATTCAGTCATCTTCAGAGTCCTTAAGTTTACGCACGAGGTCACCTATTTCATACTGCGCAGTCTGGAGACCTCGGATAAAACCGCACAGTTCTTTGTAGTGATCGTAGGATTTCGCGCTACCATCACACAAAACTTCAGCTTGACTCTTACGATGCTCTTCAAGTTTAGAGGAGAGCAAATCTAGGATTCTTCTGTCCATATTTATCCTTCACCGGGCGGTTGTTGGGCTTGCTGTTTTGCCTGCATCATTTTCTGCAACATCTCCATCTTGTGTCGCTGGTCGCCCTGCCCCATTTGTTGCTGGGCTTGTTGAGCTTGAACTTGTTGCTGCTGTTGTTGATTTGCAACTTCTAGGGCGTGTAACTCCTGCGCCTGCATGATCTCTTGCTGCATACGCATCGCCGCCATGTTTGGATCTTCACCCGTCTTGGCTGCGCTCTCGCGTGCCTTGAGCGATAGCTCCTCGGCTTTAAGCTGCAAGTCGCCACGTACTTTGAGCTCTTTGGTCTTGGCATCTTGCGCCTTGATCTGGAGTTCTGCCTGCTGCATTTGCACGAGCGGGTCTTGCTGCATTTGCTGAGCTTGCGCTTGTTGAGCCTGAGCCATGTTTGCATTGAGAAGCTGAGCGGATGCTTGCGCAACCAACTGAGACAACTGAACTTCCACCTGCTCTGGCAACTGCTCTCCGGGTGGGGGAAGTGGCACGCCCATCTGCTCTTCGATCTTGCGGCGGTATGAGAACGCTAAGTGTTCTGCAATGTGCGCTTGGATGGCAGCCATCATCTGCTGAGCCATGGGATTCTGACCCATCGTTGCCGCAATCATCGGATCCTTCATAAACGTTGTATGCACAGCGATGTGCGCGTCTTGATCCTGATAGATAAACGCACGGGTTGGCTCGCCTTTGAGGAAGCCCATGTTCTCGCTGATTGGATCTTTCGGCTTCTCGTCGTCCTCTGTGGGCACGAGCTTGTCAGCGTTCTTGATGCCCAACACTTCAATCATCTGTCGGTGCAACTGCGGCAAGTCATAGATCTGCGGTGCTTGCTGCGCCAACTGGATCACAGCTTGGTACTGCATGATGCGCTGAGCCATCGTCGCGCTGTTGGGGTCGCTTACTGGAATGACATCAACTGCATCGTAGTCAGACTGCTTGGCCATGCGGTCACCGCTGGCTGGGTCATACTCATACTCGCTCGGTGCATAGTCACGGATGATGTTCTTCAAGAGCTTAAACTCTTGTTTCATGCTGTAGTGCACACGAGCCTGCACAGCACTCATAGTCTTCAACTGACGCTCAAGAATAGCCAGCGTTGTACCAACAGGTGCGTTGGCACTCATGTCACTGACCTTCATGTCAGCAACAGAACCCAGTCGGCGACCTTCTTCAGTGATTCTGTCTAAGAGTCCCGCCAAAACCTGTGATGGTTCTTTGTATGGCAGAGCCATGATGTTGTCACGGATCGAACCAGAGGGCACGTCCATGTCACGGAACTCACCGGGAGAGATTGGGGTATCGTCGTCTTTGATTCGCAAGCCACGGGTCTTCAAGCCACCGGGCAAATTGCTCAATGTGCCAGCATCAATGAGTTGCCTAATAAGAGATGTACCGGCCCGGGCATAGCCACCAATAAGGTGTATGAAGCCAAAGCCATAAGCACCAAAGCCGGGTATGTAATCGTACTGGACAAAATGCTGGCGCTTAATTTTGAGATCGTCTTCTTCTTCCCAGTTGCGGTAGATAGAGAGGATTTTGTTTGTGCCTTTATCAATAGAGATAATGTACGGAAGAGCAATCTCATCTTCATCTTCATAGCCGGGTAAGTTGTAATCAATCTGGATTTCATAAATCTGATAGCGGTCGTCGTCCGTCAAGCTGTAGCCTTGCTCATCGGCTTTTTTCTTCTCAACGTCTGTGTGTACTTGAGCAGGCTCACCTAACTCAATCTCACGGTAGAAGCCCGCAACTTGCAACTTCTTTACATCGTTCTTTGTCTTGCGCATGATGTGAGACACGCGCTCTGCTGTACGTGCACCAGAGGAGCCGTAAGGAATGATAATGTCTTCAGCAGGAATAAACACCGAAGTCTGACGACCAAGCGCTGGGTCGTAGTAAACTTTCTTGAACGCCGAGCCAGCCAGACCTAAATTAAACAACATGCGCTCATGCTCAGGGCGATACTCAGACATTACCTCAGTAAGCTGATAATTCATGTCTTCTCTGACACGCTCCGCCGCCTGCTCTTTAAGTTTATCAATTGCGCCGATGATCTCGGTTTTGACCGGGCCCGCAGCAGGGAACGTTTCAATGATAGTCTCGCTCTGGAACCGTACAGCGGCTTCGGTAAGGACAGTTGAGAAAACACCGCAAGCACCGAGCCACGGTTCAGTACGCTCTTCATACTTCATCCCCAGAACATCTAGTCCTTTGACAAACATCTCAACCCAGTCTTTGCGGGAATTGATGTCTCCGTCCACGTCGCCCATGATGTCTTCAGCAATGCTTTGCAACTCGCTGTCGTCCATAAAGTCAGCAAGGTTGGAATCAAACTTTTCTTCTTCGCCCTCTATGCCGGGCTCGATTTCTATCTCTAGGCCATCCATGCCAATGCGAACACCCTCTGGGTTCTCAATCTCAATCTCAATGTCGGATATGCCACCTAGTTCTTCTTCTATACCAAGAGGTGCTGCATATAAACTTTTTTCCATTGAACTTGTAGCCATATTAATCCTTAGTAGTACGCCGCGCGTCTGCCCGATTTAAACAATCTAACTTCGTCTAGTTCATCACTAGGAAGTCGGAGGAATCCACCTTGCCTAAAGCGCATTAAAGCAAGTGTTGTCGCGTCAACCAAGTCATCATGCTCGCCTGACGGGAACGCCCCAATCTCATCAACCAATTCTTCAGCCCAACGAGTATCGGGAACCCACACTTTCCCAGAAGCGATTATGTCCGATACTGCGTTCAAGCGGGCAATTTTGTCTTGCCCTTTACCCGGCGTAAATTCTTGCACAGGTATACCCATAGCACGCAGTTCGTAAATGAGTGGGCCACCCGTGGCCTTCTTCTCAATCAACATGCCGTCTGGCTCCCACTCGTTGTACTCTCTAAACACATCTTTTTTCAAGTCCACCCACTCCACACGCTTGCGGTAGGTGTTGAGTAATATGATGTTAGGGCGCATATCATCTTCTTCGCAGTTAAAGATGCCCCAAGTTGTGCCTGCTGAATAGTCAGCCCGCTGTGTTTTCTCAAACGCCGTGTCCCATGTCTGCAAAACATAGTCACACTTGGGCGCTCTCTCGTGCGGCCATATCTTCCACCAGTCACGCTTGATAATCGCTGACTCGTTTCCGACAGGATTTTGCTGATACTGGGCTTGCCACTTAGCATTTGGCAGTTCTTCATGCAGTGCTTCGAGCTCTTCTTTGCTCCAAAACTCAGGCCAAAGTGGGTTTCCAGAGGGCAAAATAGCCGGAAATTCGATCACTTCCCAGTCGTTTTCGCCCCTTAAAGCGGCGTTTTTAAGCACTTGACCGGTCAAATCGCGCTGTGCCCAGCGTGTCATCACAATAACAATCGACCCGCCCGGCTGCAAACGCTGCCTAGGGCCAGATGTGTACCACTCATACACCTTGTCGTAGATTTCTGGGCTACTTGCTGCTTGTGCAGCCTCTTGTTCTGAGTGTGGATCGTCAATAATGAGCAGGTCAGCACCCTTACCGGTCACCGTACCACCCACACCAATCGCAAAATAGTCACCACCCTTGCTGGTATTCCACCGACCGGCTGCTTTTGAGTCAGCTTGCAGGTGCAAATCAGGAAAAATCTCGCTATAGACCTCAGAATCCACCAAATTTCGTACTTTTCGACCAAAACCGACCGCTAATTCGCCTGTATTTGAGCTCTGGATGACTTTTTTGTGCGGAAACTTGCCCAAAAACCAAGCAGGTAGTAAGTAAGAGGCAAACTCTGACTTAGTGTGGCGAGGAGGCATATTAATAATGAGACGCTTGCATTCTCCACGGGCTACCCTTTCAAATGCTTCGGCCATTCGCTTGTGGTGTCTACCCGAAATAAAGGTTGGCCAGACTCGGGCGGTAAATTGAATGAACTTTTCCTGAGATAACTCACGACTCTTGAGCTTTTCCAGATGTATTAGCTGTTTCTCTAGCACACGCAGGTCAGTATCCGTAAGCTTGCCGGTATCAACAAGCCCTTCTAAGTCTTTTAGCGAGATTTGTGCTTCACTCATGGTCAAGTACGTCTTTGCGGGTATCCGAGTCTATGGGTTCTTCAGTATCCAGATCTGTTTGGTGGCCACTGTTATCGAGTGTGGTGTTAGGCGTGCCTAGTTGGGCATCCAAATCGTCAAGCGGTGTTATGTCTATTATGTCGCTGTGCAGCAAACGTTTGATTCGCTCTTTGATTGAGTTCTCAAGAGACTGGGATGTTGTGTGGTGCACAGTAATCTCACTGCGTTCCGTAAAGATTCCAATGTCTGAATGCTTGCCGAGTAGCTCAAGAGCCTTGATCTCAATCTTCAGGTCGCCGCAATCTGCTAGTTCGATCAGCTTATTGGTAATCAGGTTGCGTGCCTGCTGTGCATCAGCAATAGCTTGAAAGTCGTACTTCTTTAGGATTGCTAGGGCAGCCGCAGCTTGGCCGGGTGACTTGATGTGCTTGGGTGTTTTGGCTGCTTTGGTAACCAGATCAACGACTTGTTTGCCGTCTTTCTCGTTGAAGTCCAGCCCACCGCCGAGTTCTTTAATGAAGTCAGCAGTATTTGCAGCAATGGCAATGGCATCCTTCTGAGTCTTTGGGGACTCTTCGGATACGTCAAAAGGAACAGGATGTTCCGCAGTAGGTTCTAGTTTAATCACCGGGTAAGCGCACCAATGAGTAATGAATGGGGTTGTTGGCGCTCAAAGATAGTAAGAGACCCCTCAACCGGTTTGCTTTGCGCCAATCTCTTCTCACGCAAAACGAGGGAACTTCCGACCACCAACAACTGAAATGTAACATCGTTTTTAATTTTTTGCAAAAATTTTTTGTGATTAGGGTTTTTACTTAGACCCGGGGGGTGTTCCCGAACTTCCCCCAAAAAGGGGGAGGGTGGAATTTTAAAACGCGAGATCGTTTGAGCTCCACAGTGTGTAGGGTATTTCTAGGATTCCTCTTTGGTCATTTGGTGTCCCCACCTCCCGTACCCTTTTGCCTTTGAACTTTTTTTGAAACGACATAACAATGTTATGTAATTATTGTTCACGGGAAAATTGATATTGCCACTTTTTTGTGGTATAATATATTCAAGCAAGCAAAATGCTTGTGGCGGTTTCCTAGTCCGTTTACTGGGTTTCATTAGAGGTTATTAGATCATGTCAACAGTTACTACAATTTCCACTTTGTCCTTGTCCGATTTGCGTCAGGGTGTTGCCGATGCGGTCAAACGTGCATACGGCGCTGAGCGTGACTATGCTGAAAAGCTTTGCGAAGTGTTACCGGTTGAATGGTATCTTGTCGAGCACAATGACAAGGGTGAGGATGCAAAGCAAGTTCATGCGGAAAAGAAAGCATTGTTCAAAGCATTGAACGAAGCAGAGCACACAAACCCGTCAACAGTTTGGGCTCGGGTTCGCAAGTATGCACAAGAGCACATCGAGGGCAAGCCCGAGAAAACCGAGGGTTCAACCGATACGTCAGTAGGTGCACGCCACAATCGCTCACTCAACCTCCGATTGATCGAGGAACTGAGCACGTTGTTCAAAGCTTGCAAGAACGCTGAGAGCCTGAGCGATCGTGAGCAAGATGCGCAAACCTACATCACCTCGGCTTTGATTGCCCTCGGTGTTGATACAGGCGCAATCGAGTAAACCACAGGTAAGGGGAAACCCTTACCCCATCCTGAGCCCGCCTAGTGCGGGCTTTTTTGCGTCTAAACCGACCTAACAATGTTAGGTCTTTTTTTGCGGGGTTTTTTGAATGCCAGTTCTCTGGTCGGCAGTAGCAAGTGACCTCGATCTGAATGCCAGTTCTCTGGGCGGCGGTAGCAAGCGACCTAACAATGTTATGTAACTTTGTGCAATGTTACGTCTAATGTTACGGAAAAAAGGGCTTTGTTACGTTACGAAACGCTGGGAACCCGCATGAAACCTAGAAAGTTATAAAGTTACGTGTTTTTGGCATAATGGGTGTCGACCTCCCAAAAGTTATGAGGCAACGAAAGACCTCAGAAGTGCAAAACGTATTACGCAAATAATTTTGGAGACCACATACCCTTTCTTAAAAAACACATAACATTATAACATTATATTAAAAAAACCCATTTTACAGAGGAGAACCCCGTGTTACGTTTCACGTTACGTTTACCCTAATTTTCGTTACATTTCCCCTTTTTTCATAACGCACCCCCATTTGCTTTCATAACATCCCATTTCTGCCCCTCCACAATAACCCTACTGCTGACCCCACTTAAAATATAACATAACTTTATAACATTACCTTTCGTCACACCCAAGACTAAAGAACTTGACTTTGACATAACAATGTGGTATAATATAAGTTAGATGGGAGAAAACCATCTACTGACGAGCTTGCTCGGCAGATACGGGCAATCCCGCCCGTTAGAAGCACCCTAACATTGTTAGGCTCATTAGAAAGGTTAGATGTATGAATGATTGGAAAGAGTGCCGCAACTGCGGTGACGATATACACAGTGAGCGGTGGTCACTAGGCTACCGAGTCTGCCTATTCTGCGGTGAAGAAGCCGCCCGAGAAGAACGCATGAGTTGGTGCGTAGTCCAAGAATACGGCAAGGGCAACTACCAACTTGTTACACCTGCGAGCGCACGGGTAACACTTAAGCAAACAAACCAAAAGGAGTTGCGAGGATGACCAAAGAAGATACAGGGATGATGTACTGGGGCTATTTGTTCTCCGACCACGAAATCTACCCAATCGGTTGGTACGACATGACCGACTGGACTGCGGGATGGGACAAGTTGTTTGCGGATGTGATGCAGATGGCGGAAGACTTAGGCGTTGAGCCCGTTCACGCAATCCGAGGCGACTGCATCCAAGACTTGATCGAAGACCTAGTAATCCTAATGAAGGACATGAAGGAGCCTAACAATGTTAGATGAATACAGAGACGAACTGCATGACGAGTTCACACGCATGAGAGACCAACTGCGCTATGCCCTAAACAATATCGACAGTATCCGTAACCGCCATGAGGTGCGGGGCAGACTGGAAAACGTTTACTTCACGCTCGATGAACTATGCGAGCAAACCAAGGGGGAAGCACCATGATGACCCGATGGGAAAAGATCGAGCGCATTGTTATTTTGTGTGCTTGCATAGTGCTTGCACTTGACCTACTTTATTGGAGACCATGATGGAGGAGACCTACTACCTTTGCCGAGTGCCTAGTTACGACATTATTGTTATGTTTAACGAGAGGGATTACCGATACCAACGCATAGTCGAGAGCCACCTGAACGTGCCTAACGAGGCAAACAACGTGGTGCTACTAGCACAGGGTACAAAGAAACAGGTACGAATGTACTACGATTTAATCAAGGAGGATAACAATGTTAGCTAAATACGTAATGACAGGATGGAGTAACCGCTTCGGCTATTGGGTGACCGAGATTGCCGAGGCTAAAGATATAAGCACCGCAAGGGAACGCTTCTGCCTGAAGTACCCCACGCTGAAGAATGTGAAAGCCCTGCGCCTGCGTGCGCAATCAGAACTAATGGAGTAATCATGAAAGAAAGACAGACGGGGCTTCATGCCTCAACCTACTATTTGCCGATTGTCCGTAGCCACGCAGATGCAATGGCACGCCTCAAGAAAACCAAACCCATTCGGGGGCGCACACCCGAGACACGCGACAAGTACGACCGCGACAACCCGACACCTTGCATCCCATTGGGTAGGCGTGAGGACATTGACATCTATTCAATCCGAGAAGGTGAGGGTGGGAACATCGAGTTGCTTAGTTACCGCTCGCCCCTGCTCACGTTCACGCCTGACAACAAGATCATCATCACACCTAAGTACATGGGACTGATGGAGTCAGGGATGATCGGGCGGGTGCTAGATATACCCGCTTGGCTAGACCGCAAGAAGGTGGGCATCATCGTGGATGCTGAACGCCATGTGCTTAAACAGAACGGCTCGCTAACATTAAGTTGTGAAGGCGAGTGCCTGAGTGTGGACAGCAAAGAAACCATCTATTCGTACTACGTTAACCGCAAGGCATCTAACATTGTTAGGTCTCAATACTCAGGGTTCATGAAGTACTTCGGTGGGTTCCTGTCCCTGCGCAAAGATGTGGAAGGCAGAGACATTCGTATGTCCATGATGGAGATTGCCGACTGCATTGGGTACGAGTACAAAGAGCAGACGGCATGGCGTGGGATAAAAGCCTCGGGGAAGGAGACTGTGTGGAAGCCCGACCTTGATTCGGTGAAGCTCATCGAGTTCAAACCGCAGGGTTACAGATGCTTGTCGTTGTTGCACGATGATGCGAACCCAGAGGAGACCCTGTGGTCTGCATACTCTAAGCAGTGCAAGAGTTTCTTTGCAGCGATACGCGATGACCAACTCGAAGATGGGAAGGTCGACAACTACTATCGGATAACCCTAACATTGTTAGGTATGGCGATGCCGTACATACACAGAGCGCCAAAGGAAGGAGAGGATGTGGTTGTGGATATTTCAGTAAGCGCAGTCGAGCGGATGCTGGACAAGATCATGATGCAATGGCATAGCGATGAGATGATCGAGAAGCGACCACTCAAACCGAATCAGTTGCCCAACGACAAGTACGAAGCATACATAACAAAGATGCCGACAGAGGAGGAGGTCAAACGATTACAGGAAGAAAGGTTGAGGAGAGGAGTTCTTTAGTCAGACCCATGACGAAAGGACTTGACATTGCTATAACAATGTGGTATAATATAAGCTGATGTGGGAAAACTACGTCAAAAATGCAGAGTAAATTAGAAACGCCTAACAATGTTAGGCACAATCAGAAAGGTTAGATATGTCAGAGATCAAATTCGGTAAATCAATTACCCTCAAACAAGCCGCGAACCTGATTCGCACCAATCCTACTACGCGCTTTCTCCTACAAGGTGAGCCAGGAATCGGGAAGTCTTCCCTATTGGAGAGTATTGCTAACGGCTTGGGCTACGAGTACGCATACATAGACGTGCCGAACATGGACTTGGGCGACATTGCCATGCCTGTGATCGACCACGATACCAAGACCACTAGGTATTACCCCAACGCACGCTTTGGTATTCATACTGGCAAACCCATGGTCATCATGCTCGATGAGTTCACCAAGGGTGCAGAACCCGTGAAGAATATGCTTCACCCTATGCTAGAGAAGGCAAACCCTAGACTCGGTGACATACCGCTTGACCCGAGTACTACCATTGTCTTTCTTACTGGTAACCTTTCAACAGACGGCGTGGGCGATAACCTGAAAGCGCATAGCCGTAACCGACTGGTTCCCGTAACGATCAGCAAACCCGATGCCGAGCAGTGGATTGAGTGGGCTATCGGTAAGGGTATCGAGCCCGAGGTGATTGCTTGGGTGAATCGTTTCCCTCATGCAATGGCTAGCTACACAGACGCAGGGCAAGGCGACAACCCCTACATCTACAACCCTAAGAACTCTCAGAAGGCTTTCGTATCACCACGCTCGCTTGAGACAGCGTCTAACATTGTTAGGTCTCGCAAAGATAACGACCCCGAGACTGTGATTGCGGCTTTGTCAGGTGCGGTGGGTGAGTCAGCCGCTCGGGATATGCAAGCATACATTGAGTTCTCAGATCAGTTGCCGACATGGGAGTCAACGATCACGCATCCCAAGACCACGGCAATACCTACGTCAGCGGGTGCATGTGCCATTGTGGTATTCGGTGCGATTGCTCGGGTAGACAAGACAACCATTGCCCCATTCATGGAGTACTTGAACCGATTCGATGCAGAGTGGCAAGCGGTGTTCGCTATCAACATTGCCAAGACACCAAGCAAACAGAGCATTGCGTTCAGTTGCAAGGCGTTCGCTGATTGGGTGGCTAAGAACCATGACTTACTCTAAGCCTAAGGATGAAGTTTGGATTCCTAACCCATTCTCTTATACCAAGCTACATGAAGCAGGGTATGCGGTGGGTGGGTATCAAGATGACGATGGTAAGCAACGATATATTTTGTACCAAGTGGAGAGCAGACAGGACTTCCGCAAGATACATGACTTTGAAACCTTACAAGAGTTACTGCTTATGGCTAAGTTACTAATCGAAGGGGGGATGTGATGACCTTCTCTAAGATTGGTAACGCATTTGTGCGTAGGCAAACGACAGTAGACAAGAGCAAGCATGACCCGAAGTTCAAGATAGTGAACACCATGCCCTCCCAACTCTACTACACAGGCAAGTATGAATTGGTTGACGCCAAGGATTACAAGAGTGCATTTCTTGATACCCAAAAGGTTATATCAGTGCATGACACGTTTGAAGAGGCGAAGTTATTTGCCGACATGATTAACAAGCAACGACACATAGAAGGAACCTAACAATGTTAGAAGAACGTAAATTGCAGAAAGCCAAGATCACGCTCATGCGTAATCCTAAGTTCGCCTTACTCCAAGGTGTGATGATGGTTGGTCGTACTAGCGTAGTGGATGACATACCCACTGCGTCTACCAATGGTAGGGATGAGAAGTATGGGCGTAAGTTTGTGGCGGCTTTGACCGACAAAGAATTGGCATTTGTCGTGGCGCATGAGGTGTCACACAAGATGTACAGACACTTGACTACATGGAAGAAACTCAATGACGAGAACCATAGCCGTGCCAACAGTGCTTGTGACTACGTTATTAACCTGATGCTTCATGAACTCGACCCCAACGAGGATGTGATTTCCATGCCTAAGTACAAGGATGGGGTTATGAAGGGTCAGCGCATGGGACTGTACGACCCACAGTTCAAGGGCATGAACTCCAAGCAAGTGTTCGACCTACTCGAAGAGAGCGATGGGGGTGGTGGGTTCGATGACCACGATTGGGATGGTGCAAGAGAGATGACCGAGGAGGAGAAGAAAACCCTTGAGCGTGAGATCGACCAAGCTATTCGTCAGGGTGTCATGGCACATGAGAAGGCACACGGCAAAGGTGCGGGTGGTGTGGGGCGTGAGATTGATGAACACTTACAACCCAAGATCAACTGGCGTGAGGAACTACGTGAATATGTGAAAGCCACATGCCACAACAAGGACACATCGTCATGGCGCAGAGTCAACCGCAGATACTTGTCTGCCGGTACGTATATGCCAAGCATGATCGGTGAGAAGGTTGGACACATCGTAGTAGCCATTGACACATCGGGCTCCATCGGTGGGCGTGAGCTTGACGAATTCTTAGCCGAGGTGAAAGGCGTGGCAGAAGAAGTCAACCCCGAGATGGTGGACTTGATCTATTGGGATGGTGATGTAGCGGGGCATGAGAAGTATGAGGGTGCGGAAGTATCTAACATTGTTAGCTCGACCAAACCCAAGGGTGGCGGGGGCACTGACCCTAGTTGCGTATCTCAATACTTGCGTGACGAGGTTATCAAGCCCGAGTGCATCATCGTGTTGACCGATGGCTATGTACCCAACTGGGGTAGCGAATGGACTGCACCGACTATGTGGGTAATCACAGGAGGTAACGATGCGGTTTCTGACAATGGCAGAACGATTCATATTCAAGATTAAGGGAGGCAGTATGGTAGTAGTAGATATTGGATACAAGAAGTACATCATGCCCAAAGAGAAAGCCATGCAGTTAGTGGAAGTCTTAGAGAGTGCAGAAGTGTACGAAGAGAAATGGTGGAGTGAGGACAAGCGCAAAGAGTTGGGCATGACTGAAACGTACACCTACCATGTGTACCCGAACGAAGCCAACTTCAGTATGCAGATCATAGGTGACAGTAAATATCAAATGGCTAGATTAGCCGGTAAACCACAGGAGAAATGAAATGACACCTGAAGAAATGAAGAACGAAGGTATACGAATCGTTAAGCGGTTCGCTGAGCAAGAAGTTTCTAATGGCGAGGGCATGGTTATCTTAGCTATGACCTTGGCTTATACATTTAAGACCAACAAAGTATCCAAGTTCGAAGCAATTAACCGCTTTGCCACAATCGCAAACAACGTATATGGAGATAAGAAATGAGTATTAGTTCATCAGCAGTGTTAGTGGAATTGAACATCAGCGTGTGGCCTGCATCAAAGCTAGACCGCGATACAACGGCGCAAGTGAATACTGACGCATCAGCAGTCGTAGACGCAGCGCGTGTCCACAAGAACCTATTCGCAGGTACTAACTTGCGTAAGGAGATCGAGAACTTTGCCGCCAAGGTTCGTCTCTATCACAATCAGCGAACGCTACCATGGGCAGACAAGGGCGAGCGTATGTTGCCGACTGCCTTGTTTATGGAATACAAACAGACCATGAACGCATACGAGCAGACGTTCAATGCCATGTGCGGCTCATTCTTTCACGCATACCCTGAGCTAGTGAAGGATGCACCTACGCACCTAGGCAAGATGTACAGAGCCGAGGACTATCCCGAGCTTGAAGAAGTGAAGCTGAAGTTTGGGTTTCGTAGAACAGTCAAGCCTGTACCCGAGGCGGGTGATTTTCGCTTAGATATACCTGCGAATGACTTAGCCGAGATGCAAGCAGAGTTCAGCGCACAACAAGACAACAAGCTAGCTGACGCTATGCGTGAGCCATGGGAGCGGTTACATGAAATGCTAGTAGGCATGTCTAAGAAACTCGACGACACATCGGGTGGTAAGAAGCGTTACCACGACACATTGGTGAGCAACCCGCTAGAGCTTTGTGCTTTGCTTACTAAGATGAACATCACCAACGACCCCAAGTTGGAGGAAGCACGCAAGGAATTAGAGCTAACAATGTTAGGTACTGACATAGAGGCAATCAAGGATAGCGAACAACATCGCACCGAGGTCAAGGCTAAGGTAGATGCAATCATTAAGAAATTTGAATGGTAAGGAGTAGATCATGGATGCAAGCACAGCAATGACATTGAGTAACGTCATCATTAGCGACAAGACGTTGCAGGGTAAACGTAAGAGCGACTTTGATTTCGTGGTGGAGAAGCCATTGAATGAGATCATGTGGAAGGTCATCACCGAGAACCCAACGTGGGAGTTCCGAGTGCCTGAGTATTACGGACAGATCAAGAGTGCAACTGCGGATGAGAAGGCGCGGATCACAGTTACTAAGTTCGTAGTATGCAAAGATGGAGAAGTGGTAGGTGCTATCGACCGCGACTATCGTTACGACCAAGGTGGGTATGTGTTCTCTATCACTAGCAACACTATTCGTAGTGAGCGTGAGCGTGTGGGCGCGTATCGGACTAAGGATGCTAAGAAAGCCCTAGCCGCTATCAAGAAAACCTTTAATCCCAAGAGCATGACTGAGCGTATGAATGATGCGTTGGGAGAAGCCGCTCGTGCTATCAGCAGACAGGCAGGGCGTAAGCGTGGGGACTATGCAAACAACATGCACAAACTAATGCCACTTATGAAAAACTTTGTGCTCGATGTGAAGGCCGACGAGTTCAAACAGTATGCAATGGGTAACGGGCAACTAACATTGTTATCCCAACTGCGTGCGACAGGACTTGAGATGCTGACTGTCGAAGACATAGAGACCAAGTTCAAATCCGGTAAGGATACTAGTCTAGTCTTATTGTCTAATGGAAAGTACGTAGTTAAAACAGGTGACGAAGTACAGCTTTACGATGATAATACGCTCCCCGTAGATATGAGAGGTAAGTTAGGGATGCTCAAGCTAGTAGAGCCTGAGCAAATGATTGAGGGTGTCGGTTGTCGAGCCACTGCTGAGGTGTTTGTTTTACTCAGCGCGGCGCGGGAACTGGCATAAAACAGGCTAACAATGTTAGGAGAATTTAGATGCAACATGAAATCAAATACCAATCCAAAGTGATTCCCTTGCGAGATCACAATCACCCCAAATTCAAATGGGTCGATGCCGCATCAACAGATGTGCGCAGAACATGGCGTAAGGCGCGACTACTCATTCGCTTGACGAAGGGGGCCGCGTATGAAAGCCGTACTTGAATTTGAGTACCCACAAGACGAATACAAACTAGAGCACGCATTGAAGGGCACGCAGTACTACGACGCCCTGTGCGAAATCGACATCATTCTTGCCGCTCCGTATACCAAAGCAGATGCGTACGGCAGGATTAAGAAAGTAATCTTAGAAGTATTGGAGGAAAAATGAGTATTAAAAGATGGATTAGAAATTGGTTGATGGACGAGGGTGTGAAGTTGGTGGGGGCAAGAGTGCATGAGGTGGATAGCTCTCCGAGTGACCAAACAAGTATTTCAATCACGAACGCCCTCAATGGGCGGGTGCTAACACTACGCACGTATCAGCCGAGCAAGAATCAAAACCGAAGCGATTGGCTTACCGAGCTGTACCTAGTACGCGAGGAGGAGTCATTGCCCGACGCCATAACAATGTTACTGCTTTTGAAGGGGCTGAAATGATACTGAACCAAGGAAAATTAGCGGGTGGGTTGGCTGATGAGCTTATTGCAGTAGTTCGCAAGTACGACGAAACGCTTTACATGTCCACAGTTATAGGCGTTCTTGAGCTTGTTAAGCAACAACTGATACAAGAAAACGTGGAGGGCGACGATGATGAATGATCTTTGGCTCATGCTTTTAGGGCCGGTACTTATTGCCGGTATCGCGGGGTTTGTTTGGTTGTTTGACCACTTTTTTGGTGACTGCCAACATGACTTCAGTGAATGGTGTTCGTACCCAGATGAGCATGCCTACGTGCAACAGAAGCAATGCAAGAAGTGCCAATTTGTTTTTACCTACCAAGAAAGGAAGATCGGACATGAACAACGTCAACATAACGATGTACACAAAGGATAACTGCCCAAACTGCGTGACAGCGAAGCAAATACTGAATGCCGCAGGGCTTAAGTATGCGGACGTAGACATTATGGTGGGTGAGCGCATGGGTAACTTACTCAAGGAATTCCCTGACGCTAGGCAGATGCCACAAATATTCATCAACGATCAGCGAGTCGGTGGTGTGGAAGGTTTGAAAGTAGCACTTAGACAGTTAGGAGTATTGACATGAATGAAGATGAGATGAAGTTTTTGTCCGAGGTAGCACGCCGTGCCCAAGACCCTGTGATGTTGCAGTCAATCATTATGTCCGCCGTGGGTGGAGTGCGCCGCAACGCTGAAGAAGTGCGCAAGCACGCTGTGGATATGGAAGTTATTGCAAGCATGGCGCTTAACACGCGCTTGTTCAAAGGCAACGAGAAGTTTTTAGCTGATAAGTTAGAAGGATGGAAGCACATGAACGGATTAAAGTGGGACGAGCAGATCGCCAAACTGAGGGGGCAAAAGCCCGTGGCTTACGAAAGCAGTGTCGGGCATATGTTTGGGGATAAGCGATGACCAAAGTACTGAACCCTTGGGAGGAGCTAGCGCAGGTAGATCGCCCTAGTATCTTTTTGAAAGACCAATACTTCAGAGCTAAGAACCCGAGCAATCAGATCAAGAGCGAGGAAGACCTTGGGTACAAACAATTTGGTTCGTTCACCCGAGCCAAGCAAAGGCAACCGAATAAGCACGAAGGAGTACTAGAGCATGCCAAGACCAAAGCCCCCCGCCCTCCTAAAGGCACGATACGTACGTTTAAGTGACGTCGAGTGGCTTCAGTTTAAAGAATTAGGTGGAGCCGACTGGCTACGAAAATATGTCAAGAAAAAAGCAAAGTACCCAACAAGATACTACGAAGCCGATGTCGAAAGGCAAAGTGCTAAGTCAGGAGGAGCTACGGGCGTGGTGGCCGTTCACACGGCTAGACCCCAAGCGATTCCCCAAACCAGAGAAACCACAACATGAAGAGGCACCATTTTGACTATTGATAACAGCACAGGAAAAGACAAAGAGTTCTACGAACTTGGACAGAAAATGTTTGATAGGATAAAACCGCTAAAACCAATTAAGCCCTACTTTGACACTATCGAAGCCGACATTGAGCTGATGTGGCAAGTCAACAGCGCCGACATTGAAGCATTGGAAGATGCAAAGTTCACGCTAACTGCAATTAGAGAAGCCGAAGCAGGGGTGTACGACAAAATCATTGATGAGTCTTTGGCTTTGATAGATAAAGCATTGGGTATGAGCTACTCGGATGCAATGGAAAGAGTTATGGACAGAGCGAAAGGAAACAAATGACCACAGGAATTGAGTATTTAAAGTTAGAGAAGAAACGCAAGGGGCGGGGGCTTGGTAAGAAACCCGCATTAGCTTGCACGAGCTTGCGACTGCCGAGAGAGGTGATGGATTATTTCGACACCAACCATCGAATGTCAAAGCAAGCCAAGATGAGAGAAGTTCTTACCGAGTACGTTAACAACCAAACAGGAAATAAACCATGACAATCAAAAAAGTAACCAAAGCCGCACAAGTGCGTAGCTACGTAGCCGCTAACCCAAAGGCCAAACCACAGGAGGTAGCAGATGCTATCGGTGTTGCACTTCAGTACGTATACACAGTGCTGTGGAACGCGAAGAAGAAAGCCAAAGTAGTAAAGAAGAAGCGTGAGACGCTTACGCTAAGAGAGCTAATGGATACGCCCAAAGCCAAAGAAGCAATGGCAAAGCACAAGCAGATAATGGATGAGACAATAGCCGATTGGAAAACTGTGTCCATTACTACATCCAACACACCCATGCAGATTGAAATGTTTGATGCAGTAGATCACCCTGAGCATTACAAAGTAGGTGGAATCGAGACCATCGACTTCATCGAAGCGAAGAAGCTCAACTACAACATTGGCAACGTGATTAAGTATCTGACTCGTGCCGACCACAAAGGCAACAAGCTCGAAGACTTGCGCAAAGCCCAGTGGTATCTGACTCGTGAGATCACAATGCTGAAGTAAAACGACCTAACAATGTTAGGGTATATCCTAGCCGCCTACGGGCGGCTTTTTTACGTCTGTACTATTGACAAAGTAAAGCGATGTGCTATATTGACTCCATAAACAACTGGAGAATTAGATGGAACATTGCCCACAGTGCAAACAGAAAATCAGAAAGATGAATCCACATCGGATGTGCAAGCATAAAGTCGACATGCTTGCGATGCTTGGTAGAGCAAACGATTGGGTTTTTGTAGAAGCCGGAAGGGGCGCGATTGTTAATGGGCAATCAAGCCGAGCCCCTTACAGAGCGCAAGCCCATTGCAGTGTATTGGTATGGTTTGGGTTAGCCGAGCATGGCGAGCGCAGATCAGGTATGTACCGCATCACAGAAGACGGCATAAAATTCCTTAAGGGTGAGCATACAGTACCTAAGATTATATGGAGTAGGGAAGGCGCTATCATTGACCGCGATACCACTATGGTAGCAATTGGTAGCGTTAAAAATGTAGTTCTCGACAAAGCATATTGGGACAACTACGCTTCATATCAGAGGTCTTATGTCGCAAACCCCTGAAGCCAAGGTCAAAGCCAAGATCAAGGCAATCCTCAAAGCCCACGACATCTACTATGCCATGCCCATCGGTACTGGCTATGGAAGCAGTGGCACTCCTGACTTTCTCTGTTGCATTAACGGCCACTTTGTAGCTATCGAAGCAAAGGCAGGCAGGGGCGCGGCAACAGCCCTCCAACTCAAAGCCCTCGACCACATTCAGCGTAGCGGTGGGCATCCCATGATTATCCGCGAAGACAATTTTGCGTACCTAGAGCGTGTGATTGAAGACTGTATGAACTTGGAAATTAAGAAATGAAAATAATAACAGTTGACTTTGAGACGTTCTACTCACGCGAGGTTGGGTTTGCCAAGCAGACTACCGAAGAGTACATCCGTGACCCGCAGTTCCATGTCGTAGGGGTATCAGTGCAGGTAGATGATGGTGAGCCAGAATGGTTCAGCGGAACGATGGTTCAGACTGCCGAGTACCTTAAACAATTCGATTGGGCAAATTCATTGGCGCTAGCGCACAACGCCATATTCGATGGGGCAATCCTGAGTTGGCACTTCAACATCAAACCAAAGGGTTGGTTGGACACACTCTCCATGGGCAGAGCCTTGCATGGCACTAACGTAGGGGGCAGTCTCAAGGTGCTAGCGCAGTACTACGGCATAGGTGAGAAGGGCACGGAAGTTGAGAACGCCCTTGGCCTTAGACGGATCGACTTTCCCCCTGAGCAGTTACTAAGGTATGGCGAATACTGCATGAACGATGTAGCCCTGACATGGCAGTTGTTTGGCAATATGAGCGCAGGGTTTCCACAGATAGAGCTGCGGCTAATTGACTTAACCATACGCATGTTTACAGAACCGTCTTTGGCGCTGGACTTGCAAGTGCTCGGTGACCACTTAGATTCAGTACAGGATTTAAAGGCGATGGCGCTAGGTGCTTACGAAAAGGGCGACTTGATGAGCAACCAAAAGTTTGCGATTATGTTGCAAGCCGCTGGTGCTTTACCGCCAATGAAGATTAGCCTAACCACAGGCAGAGAGACTTACGCCTTCTCTAAAACTGACGAAGAGTTTAAAGCATTGCTTGAGCATAAGAACCCCGCAGTACAAGCCCTAGTAGCCGCACGCCTTGGCACGAAGTCGACCATCGAGGAGACGCGAACCGAAAGGTTTATTGGGATTGCCAAACGTGGACTTATGCCAGTTCCCTTGCGATACTATGCCGCCCACACAGGGCGGTGGGGCGGTGATGACAAGCTCAACCTACAAAACATCCCACGCAACTCCCCCCTGAAACACGCCATTTTTGCGCCAACAGGGTACGTGATGATCGACTCAGACTCATCACAGATTGAAGCCCGTACGCTAGCATGGCTTGCGGAACAAGACGACTTGGTAGACGCATTTGATCGGGGCGAGGATGTATACAAAATCATGGCATCTGCTATCTATGGCAAGAGCGTCTCAGAGATTACGAAAGACGAGAGATTCGTTGGTAAGACCACTATCCTTGGTTGTGGGTACGGGATGGGGGCGGCAAAGTTCCAAGCGCAACTCAAGAACTTTAACGTGGAGATTACATTGGAAGAAGCAAAACGCATTATCGACACTTACCGCACTACGTATCCGAAAATTACTGCACTTTGGAAGAAAGCGGGCCTAGCCCTTGAAGCCATACTGCGTAATAGCGCAATGGGATTGGGTAGGGATGGGATACTGAAGATCGAGGGAAACAACGGCATCCTTCTACCCAATGGTTTGTACCTGCGTTATCCGAACTTGCGCATGCTTCAGAGTGAGGAAGGCAAAGCTGAGATGGTGTACGACACCAAGCGAGGCAAAGCCACCATCCCCAACCGAATCTATGGCGGCAAGGTGATTGAGAACGTATGCCAAGCTCTAGCTCGTATCGTGATTGGTGAGCAGATGCTAATGATCGCTAAGAAGTACAAGGTTGTGATGACTGTGCATGATGCGATTGCTTGCATAGCGCCGAAAGCCGAGGCTAAGACTGCACAAGAATACGTAGAGATGTGTATGCGTATGCGCCCCAAGTGGGCGAAGGATTTACCGCTTAACTGCGAATCAGGGTACGGACAGAGCTATGGCGCTTGCTAAAGCTAACAGGCCGTACGGCAAAATAAACAAAGGGCAGACCATACCCTATGGCACGATGGTAGGTACTAGCAAAGAACTGCGCGAAACGTATTACTTATTTGGGTACAAAGAAGATTCAATGTTGCCTGAGTTCCCATGCTTACCATACGAGGAAGAACCAACTATTGACCCTGATGAAGAGCTATGCAAGGCGCAGTTAGCCGAGCATGTTAAAGAAATGTTAGACACTCTTACGCCAAGGGAATCCAAAGTATTACGTATGCGGTTTGGAATTGAATTGGATGCTGACTACACTTTAGAAGAAATTGGGAAGGCGTTGTTTGTAACAAGGGAACGTATTAGGCAAATTGAAGCTAAAGCATTACGCAAAATGAAGAAGCCGGAGCGTAGCGAGATACTAAGACAAATATGGATGCCTGAAGACTACTATAAGACAACAGAAGATAAGAAAAAAGAACTTCGTAGCATACAAAAAAGATGGAAAGAAGCTAGAGAAGAGCGAGAAAAAGAAATAGAAAAAGGAATACAGGAGCGGGCTTTTACTAGCGGAACTTTCTTGACGCCCAAGAAGCGCAAATTATGGTGGGAGCTTAGACCCGCACTCCAAGATGCGCCATGGGTAGAGAATTTGAAGACAGAGAAGCCCGATATGTACCAAGAGCTAAAGGAATTGGTAGCCGACATTTGGGATATGGATGCAAAAGAGATTTGGAAGAAGTACACAAAGGAAGACTTATGAAACAGTTAATTTGGTCATTCAGCAGTCTTAAGACCTTTCAGCAGTGCCCTAAGAAGTACTACCACACCAAGGTTGCCAAGGATGTAATCGAGGGAGATACAACCGCTACGCTGTACGGCAAAGAGATGCACACGGTTGCCGAGGAATACATTCGAGATAGCAAGCCGATACCTGAGAAGTTTGCATACATTAAGTCTTCTCTAGATAGACTAAACGCCATCCCCGGGGAGAAGCATTGCGAGGTAAAACTAGGACTAACCAAAGACCTACAGCCCTGCGAGTTCTCAGCCGAAGGCGTGTGGTGGCATGGGATTGCCGACTTGGTTATCTTAGACCGCGAGAAGAAGCTGGCCTACTCGGTCGACTACAAGACAAGTAAGAACGCACGCTACGCTGATATGGGTCAGCTTGATCTGATTGCCGCCGCCCTGTTTGCCAAGTACCCCGAGATCGAGCGGGTCAAGTCCGCGCTTATGTTCGTAGTCAGTAAAGAGTTTGTAAAAGCAGAACATAGTGCGAAAATGAAGTCTGTGTATGTACAAAAAGTACTGCCCGACATTGAGCGGCTTGAAGGTGCATTCATGAGCGGGGTGTGGAACCCCAAGACAGGGCCACTGTGTAAGTGGTGTTCAGTTAAACAATGTGAATACAACAAAGGATAGATATGCCTTACGTAAACAAACCCCGACCTTATAAAAAGGAATACGAACAGCAAGTCAAGCGTGGCGAGTTGCCTGACCGGATGGAGCGTCAGCGTGCCCGTAATGAGTACGACAAAAAGAATCCTGATAAGAACAAGGATGGCACAGCTGATTCTAGGGAAGGCAAGGACATTGCCCACGTCAAGGCGCTGAGCAAGGGTGGTTCTAACAAAGATGGCACGAAGGTGCAATCCCCAACGGCCAACCGCTCGTTCAAGCGTAACTCACAACACAAGTTGGTGACTGAGACAAGCGCCAAGGAACGTAAGAAGAAATGAAACTATCAGAGTATGACTGGCCGCGACCACACGGCTTCACCCCGTTCGATCATCAGAAGACCACCGCCGAATTTTTAATCGGCAACCGCAAGAGCTTTTGCTTTAATGAGCAGGGCACAGGCAAGACCGCATCAGTGATTTGGGCGGTGGATTATTTGATGAAAGTTGGAGTAATTAGCCGAGTGCTTATTGTCTGCCCACTGTCAGTGATGAAGGCCGCATGGCAAGAAGATCTCTTTAAGTTTGCTCTGCATCGCACAGTAGCTGTAGCCCACGGTGGAAGAGAGAAGCGCAAAGAAATCATTAACGGCCTTGCCGAGTTTGTCATTATTAACTTTGACGGCGTTGAGATCGTCAAGAAAGAAATCATGGCGGGTGGGTTTGATCTCATCGTGATTGATGAAGCGTCTGCGTACAAGAACGCACAGACCGACAGATGGAGAACCATGCGGGACATTACCAAAGTGGTTAAGGGTCTGTGGATGTTGACGGGTACGCCAGCGGCTCAGTCGCCTGTGGATGCTTACGGATTGGCAAAGCTCGTGAACCCCAAGGGTGTATCACCTTTCTTTGGTCAGTTCCGCGATTCAGTCATGCACAAGATCAGTGACTATCGTTGGATACCTAAGCCCACTGCGGAAGCAACTGTACACAACATACTTCAGCCTGCCATTCGGTTTGAGAAAGCCGACTGCCTTGACTTGCCCGAGGTTACAGCAGTCGACAGAGAGGCTCCACTCTCGCCACAGCAGATGAAGTACTACAACATACTCAAGAAGCAGATGTTAATTGAGGCAGCAGGAGAAGAGATTACGGCTATCAACGCCGCAGTAAAGCTCAACAAGCTCTTGCAAATCTCAGGCGGTGCAGTGTATTCAGACACAGGCGAAGTGATTGAGTTTGATGTATCTGATCGCCTCAAAGTAATTAAGGAAGTGATTGACGAGTCAAGCCACAAGGTGCTCGTATTTGTTCCGTTCACGCACACGATTGAGTTGTTAACCAAATACTTAATTAAGAATGGCATTACATGCGATGTCATTAACGGGGCTGTGTCTGCTAACAGACGCGCAGAGATTGTTAAAGAATTTCAGACACGGGATAACCCTAAAGTGCTTGTTATTCAACCGCAAGCGGCATCACACGGGTTAACACTGACTGCGGCTAACACTGTTATTTGGTACGCTCCCACCTCCAGTGTCGAAACGTATCTGCAAGCAAACGCACGCATCGACAGGCCCGGCCAACGCAATCCAATGACTATCGTACACATACACGGAAGCCCAACGGAGAAGCGTTTATATGCTTTGTTGCGTAACAACGTAGCGAACCATAACAAAATAATTGATTTGTACAGAGAAGAATTTTTAAACGTCTCTTGACAATGTCAAATGTTGTGTTACATTAGAGTTGTGTTGCAATGATGGGCAACGGGTTAGCGCCGTTGCTGACTGTAAATGTTTTGAAACAATCACACTGCTTTATGTGAACTGTCATTGCAACACATTTAACTATTAGGAGAATCAGATGGAAGAAGTTGAAGACAAAGTCACCTCCGTAGACTTGGACAGATTGACCTCAATCTATATCAAGATACGCGACAAGCGGGCGGCGAACAAAAAAGTGTTTGAAGCCGAAGATCAAGACCTCGAAGAGCAGATGAAAGTGTTAGCACAAGAAATGCTCGACGTATGCAAAGACATGAATGCCGACAGCATTCGCACCCCACATGGCACGATCATGCGTTCAATTAAGTCACGGTATTGGACAAACGATTGGGATTCAATCTACGGTTTTATTGAAGAGACCGGAGCATTTGGCCTGTTAGAGAAAAGACTTCATCAAACAAACATGAAAGACTTTCTTGCTGAGAATCCAGACCTTTACCCCAAGGGGCTAAATGTCGAAAGTGAATACACCGTGGTAGTTAGACGTTCTAAAGAAAGCTGAAAATGAGTAACATTACAATCCTCAACGAAGACCTCCCCGATTTCTTGCAAACAGCAGGAGTCAGCGACCTTACACGACAACTCGCAGGTCGTACCGGAGTCAAACGCATCGTGCCTAAGAATGGCATTTTTCGTAAGACAGTCGGCGGCGAAGAGATGGGCAAGGTCAAAGGCAACGTGAATGCCGTCATCGTTAACGCATCCCCTGCTGTTGGCCGTATCTTCTACGCTAAACAGTGGAGTCCTGATGCCGAGCCGACTGCACCTGATTGCTTCTCTAATGATGGGCGTGCACCCGATGCAGGCTCAGCTAACCCACAAGCAGATCGTTGCGATAGTTGCGGTCAGAATATCAAAGGCTCAGGCCAAGGTAATTCTAAGGCTTGCCGCTATTCACGCCGCATTGCGCTTGTATTGGAAGAAGACTTCGGTACATCACTTGAAGGTTCAGTCTACCAAATGAACTTGGCATCCAAGTCTTTGTTTGGTGAGAGCGTAGGCGATAATACGCACACGTTTGAAAACTACTCTAAGTACTTGTCCAACAACGGCAAGAGCTTGGACTACGTTATAACGCAAATTAGTTTTAACGAAGACAATGACAACCAGTCTGTGTTGTTTACGCCGACTAAGTACATTAACAAGACGCAGTACGCTGTGACTAGCAAAGTGGCTAGCACTCCTGAAGTGCTGAAGATGGTAGTTATGACACCATACCAAGCTGACATGTCAGGTAAGCCTGCTAAGTTGGAAGCACCTAAGCCTATGGGCAAGATGCTTGATGAAGACGAAGAGAAGGCAATGGCTAAAGTAAAAGCTGACCCAATCGACGAGCCAATCAAGCGCCCCGCTAAGACCGCGCCCGCACCTGTGACCAAGAAGGATTTGGATTCCGTGGTGAAGGCTTGGAGTGACGAGGAGTAACGCATGACCTATGGTTATAGCCAGAGCTTGGTGCACGCAAATAAAAAAGCAAGCGTCAAGTCTCTGGGTGTGGCCTTGGGTCGTGTATGTATCCGCGAAAACATAAGCGTTAGCAAGATTGCAGATGACTTTGGGGTAACCCGAATGACTATCTACAATTGGTTTAAGGGGGACTCAGTCCCCTTTCATTCCTACGATCAAGCGATTAGCGATTACATACTCCACCTTAAAGCCCACCACCAACTGAAATAAATAAATGTCCCACTTTGACCTGCTAGATGCCGTACTACCCACAGAGGGTCGGTACTGTGTGTTTGGGCTAGGGAAGTATCCAGATCAGAAGTTTTACGATACAAGAGCAGAAGTAAATGAGCAGATTGAGACGCTAGTAAGCAACAAGTTCGACGTGTTTTTTGGCTGTGCCAAGTTCGGCCCGCTCAACAACCGCACACACGAAAACGTTGCCTATGTTCGCGCACTGTGGATGGATATTGATTGCGGCCCCACGAAGGCTGTACCCGATGAAAAGGGAGTTATCAAAGGTTACATTGACCAAGCCACAGGTCTTGCCGAGTTTAAGAAGTTCTGTAAAAACGTAGGGTTACCACAACCGATTTTAGTTAGTTCAGGCTACGGCATCCACGCATACTGGTTGCTAGAAGAGACCATAACTCGCACAGATTGGGAACCCCTTGCAAACCGCCTTCGTGAGTTGTGCGTAGAGCAAGGATTCATTGTTGACCCTGCTGTATTTGAAGCATCCAGAGTACTGCGTGTCCCCGGCACATACAACTTTAAAGCTGAACCGGTAGAAGTAACGGTTCTTAACGAAGTCACTCAGCGTATGACCTACGCACAAGTGAAAGAGCTACTCGGCGCACCGGATGCAGAACCGGAAGACGAGCGGCCAGACTTTATACCGCGCACCATGAGTCCTTTGATGGAATCGGTGATGCAGAATAAGGTGAAGCGGTTTAAAACAATAATGCTGAAATCAGCGCAGGGCGAAGGTTGCAACCAACTGATGCACTGCTACGAGAATCAAGCCACACTCGACTACAACTTATGGCGCTCAGCGCTTTCGATTGCAACTTTTTGCATCGACCGAGATTCCGCAATACACAAAATGTCTGCGGAGCATCCCGACTACGACCGGTTTAAGACCGAGTACAAAGTTGATGACCTGCAACGCACGGGTGGGCCGCATCACTGCGCTACCTTTGAGAAGCAGAACCCCACGGGTTGCGAAGGGTGTAAACACAAGGGCAAGATCAAATCACCAATCATGCTTGGTGTGGAGATCGAGGAAGCCGAAGACAAAGATTACGATGTTGTAATCAAAGCCGAAGACGGTGAGGTTGAGACAGTACGCATACCTGAGTATCCATTCCCATTCTTCAGGGGTAAGAACGGCGGCATCTACCGCAGACCCGCAACTGACGAAGCAGAACCAGACCTTGTGTATGAGCACGATCTATACATCATCAAGCGGCTAACAGACCCCGATATTGGGGAGACATTGCTATTCCGATTGCACCTACCAAGGGACGGCATGAAAGAGTTTGCAATCCCACTCGGAGTACTTTCATCAAAAGACAAACTGCGGGAAGCACTAGCGTCTAAGGGTGTGGGCTTGTTTAGTAAGCAAGTCGACCTCATGTGCGTATATGTGATTACAGCAGTTAAAAATTTACAAGTTATGCGGAAGGCAGATATTATGAGAACACAGTTTGGTTGGGTCGATAACGACAGCAAGTTCATTCTTGGCGATAGAGAGATTACAAAAGACGGCGTGTATTACAGCCCGCCCTCACACATTACCAAGGCGGTAGCCGAGCACCTTAACGAACACGGTGACTTTGAGAAGTGGAAAGAAGTCTTCAACATGTACGCGCAGCCCGGCCTTGAGCCTCATGCTTTTGCGGCACTGACGGCCTTTGGTTCACCACTGTTGAAATTTACAGGTATGTCTGGTGCAATCATTAACTTGATTCACAGTAGCTCAGGTTCGGGTAAGTCGACAGCGTTGTTTATGTGCAACAGTGTATGGGGTCACCCCGTTAAGAACGCCTCGATTTGGAAGGATACGTTCAACGCGAAGATGCACAGGCTTGGTGTGATGAACAACCTGCCCAACACAATTGACGAGATTACGAACACCAGCCCTATGGAGTTCTCTGACCTGTCGTACAGCATCTCGCAGGGTCGGGGCAAGAACAAGATGCGTGGCTCGGTCAACGAAGAGCGTGTTAACTTAACTAGCTGGAACGGGATGACCTTAACGTCCTCAAACGCTAGCTTCTACCAAAAGCTTGGCGCGGCAAAAGATTCCCCCGATGGTGAGTCCATGCGTCTACTTGAGTATGAGATCAAGCCTAACAACCTGATTGACGTGCAAGTCGGCAAGCAAATGTTTGACCACCAACTGCGCGAGAACTATGGGCATGCGGGTGAAATCTACGCTCAGTGGCTCGTCAACAACTTGGAAGACGCCAAAGACCTAGTGCGTAAGATTCAGGCTAAGCTCGACAAAGAAGTTAAGTTCACACAGCGTGAGCGTTTCTGGTCAGCCGTAGCCGCTTGTAACATTGCCGGTGGCCTAATCGCTAAGAACCTGCAACTGCACGACTACGACATGAAGGCTGTGTACGACTGGCTTAAAGGCATGCTCGGCGAGATGCGTGAGGATATTAAGCCCCCAATCAGCAACCCTGCCTCTACGCTTGGTGAGTTTATCAACGGCAATATGAACCACGCTTTGGTTGTCAATGGTGAGAATGACGCACGGAGCAACATGATCCCTATGCCGACTATGGAGCCAAAGGGTGAACTGCTTATACGCTACGAGCCGGATACCAAACTGTTATGGATTGCGGCCAAGTCGTTTAAAGACTTTTGCGTCCAGCGTCAGATTAACTACAAAGATTTACTTAAAGAGTTAAAAGAGGCTAATGTATTTAAAGAAGCAGTCAACAAGCGTATGGCTAAGGGCATGAAGGTTGTGTCCCCCGCAGTACGTGCCTTGATGTTTGATGCGTCTCGGTCTGATTTTATTCACATAGATACACCCGATGAAAATCGAGACAGTTCACTATGAGGTCAACTGGGCTAAGTTCCGCAAGGGGTACTCATTTTTTGTACCCTGCATTGATACAGCGAAAGCTAAAGCGGAACTTGACCGAGTGGCCCGCCGACTAAAGATGGATCTACTTACGAAAGTAGTCATAGAAGACGGCATAAAAGGTTTGCGAGTGTGGAGGCTTTAGGCTAAACTTAAGTTGTCGGGAAGCAGTTGCCGACGGTTTATTTTGGTTGCCCTCCTTTTACCCCCGGCTAATCCCCGGGGGTTTTTTTATTTCGCCGCTTCTCTTTCGAGCTTCTCACGAGAGGATTCAAGCAACTGTTCCAAGTATGGGTAGAACTTCTTGTCCACATCAAACCCACGATCGGCCTTAGCACGCTTAGATATACGCGCTTGAACTAACTTGCTCAAATCTGCACCATCAATCCTAGCTTGTGGGTTACGCGCACCAAACGCGATTAGTTTTTCCAGTGCGTCATCAAAGGCTTCGTCATCGCCTCGTGTAGCTTCTAGGTCAACACGATTAACGAGCTTGCCTTTTTCAATTATCACTTTAGCTTTAAGTGCGTTGGCTTTGAAGTTAGCTTCTTGCGCAGAGGCCAAACCTGTAGTCCGTGCACCGGCTGCTTGAGCAAGTAGTTGCGCCTTTGTAAACTCTTCAGGCTCTCTAATAACCGCGCCTGTACTTGTTGTAGCACCTTCTTCGCTATACCGAACCGCAGTCAACGGCTGACGCAAAGCGGCGGGGAGAAGTCTTTCCAAGCCTTGCATGGTTTTACCCTCTTGCAGTAGCCGGATAGCTGAAGGTATTTGATTTAATGTCAAACTAGCAAACGGCCCTGCCAACGACAATGCGTATTCCCGCACTGTGTCTTCAAGAGTGCGTTGCTCTTTTAAGTCTGGGAACCACATGTTATTCATCGACAAGCTATTAGACATGTTGTAGCCCGAGATAGTGTCAATCAAACCGGAGTCAATGATGTCACTGATTTTGTTTCCACCAATCTGAGCTTCACCAAAGAACTCAGGAATAAACACACTGCGGAACCAGAACTCAAGGTCGCGCTCTTCTAACGGGTCTTCATCATCTTCATCGCGCATTGAATTGATAATGCCTTGGATAGCACCCATAGCCGCACTGATACCCGGGACACCAACGTAGCCAGCTAACAAGCCAGACATAAACAAAGTGCCAAACAATTGAGTAGCCGCTTCTTTCTTAGCCGCCGCATCCATACCAGCCATAGCACGATAGCCATTACGGGTTAGGTATGTAGTTACGAAAAGAGGGAAAGTCTTAAATTGCAATAGCGTACGACCGGCTGGGCCGCGCATCATGCGTGGACGGTTTTGCTCAGAGAAGTTACCAAGAGCATCGTAAGTATCCTTAACCGCTTGTTCGACCGCGTCATCAAAAGATAGTTGATTTGGCCCGGGCTTACGGCTCAAACGGAACGAGGTCATAAACATGACTTCACGGTTCAAACGCTCAACGTGGTGGAACAAGCCACCCATCATGTTAGTTGCAGTCTTCCACGCACCAGAGTATTTAGTTGACGGAGTCTTGCGGCGATCCATCAAATCATAGGCCATCGTGATCTCACTGACACCACGGTCTGTCATTGCTTCAATAGCCCGTTGCTCTTCCTCATTCATCTTAACGCGACGGGAGTTTGCCAAGGACACTTGACTGAGTTTTCCATCTTTATCAATAACGCCGACGTCGTTGAAGACCAACATCATTTTGCCCATCTCAGCAACTACACCGGCGGGACTGTGGCGAGACATAAGGACAGGTGCGCCAAAAATAGGCAACGAAGAAAACTGAACAACAGCAGTCTTCACAGAAGTCATAAAGTACAGGAACGCTGTTTTGTTAGCAACGTTAGCCGCACCTTGCGCAAAAGAATCTACCGCAGGTGGGTAAACATCCAACTGAACACGCTCACCTAACTCGTTGACCAGCATCTCCAATTTATCTTTATCAGGGTTGCCCTTGAGACTTTCTTTGGCAGCATCAACTTCACGAAGCATTACTGGGCCGTACTTTAACCGCGAAAGTTGGTTGGCCATATTGGTGGAAGACGTAATAAAGTTGCGCAGTGCGTCACCCGAGAAACCAGCAGTGCCTTTACGATGGATAAACTGACGACGGAAACTCTGCTCCGGCATCGTAGTCAAGTACAACTGATAGATTTGATCCTTAAGCGCCTCGGCATCGACTTCACTCATGCCGTCACCAATCAACTCAAAGATTTGTTTTAGTAAAGGCGCAGTGTCGTTAGTCGTACTTTTATCGCGCAAACCTTTTAAGTCGTTGCCGGTTTCAATATCCTCATCGGCCTTCATCTCAGACAGACTGCGGGTGTCACCTTCTTTTTGTAAGTCACGAACACGCTGACGCATAAACAATTCACGGTCGGCTACGCTCTCAAACATGTAGAACTCTTTCTTTTTGCCAGAGCCAACACGCAACCAGTAGTCACCGTAACGCATCAATGGGAAGTATGGAGATAGACCCTTAGCCGTCTCGTACATCTTCTTAATCTCAGCCATTAGCTTGCCCTTGGGTGTATCAGGGTCAGCGGCATCACCGGGGATCTTCATTGCATCTATGCGGGCATTGAGCAACAAGCGGTACAAGTCAAAGTTAGATTTATAGTAGTCGCGCACATCAACGTAGATTTCTTTGGCTGTATCGCTCAGGCCATCCCACATCTTGTTAAGTGTAGCGTCTTTCTTGTTTGTAGCAGGGTCAATGCTCTTGTCCGTGGCGTAGTGCATCACAGCAGATAATTCAGCAAGTTCATTCTTCTTGCCTTTAATAAGTTTGCCGTACAAACCGGGTTGTACATTAAGCCATTTGTTTACTACATCTGAAGCACCACCAAGCATCTTCATGCGCATAGCACTCATATCTTCCATTGCACGCCATGTTTTGTCCATGTGTTTAATGCCAAGATTAGTGCCCCACTCAGCCAATATGTTGGTTTGAATAGAAGGCATCAACGCTTTTAGTTTTGTTACGTTTAGCCCGTACCACATAGACGCAAGAGTGTCCAAGAAAATCTGCGGGTCGCGTAGCTTAACCATTGTGTCAATGCCGTCGACTACATCTTGCGCTTCTTTGCTGCGCAGGATTTTTTTCTCAGCAGCGGTAATCTTTTTAGCGTTGGCGTTGGCCTTAGCTTTAGCTTTAGACGCAGAAACTTTCTCGCCACGACCTTCACGGACTGCGTTGGCTTTGTCAGCCTTAACAATCATCTTCATTGTCGGCGTCAGCTTAGCCGTCAAGATTTCATCCGTAACAAGAATTAAGTCAGACAGAGCATTGATGGAGTCAAGCCCCATGCCAAGCAGTTCACGGATTGCGTCTACAAATTGGTTGAACAGACCTGTGTCTTCCTCAAAGCCATAAGCGCCCATCAGGAACTTTTGAAAATAGGGGTCGGTCATGCCGTAAGAAACAAACTCGTGCGGGTTGCTAAACACACCAGACACAGTCTTCAGATAGTAAATATCCGTGGGCAGTTCGCCCAAGTTAGACAGTCGGTTGTACTCATCCTTTGCGTTGTTCATCACGTCAAGGAGTTTGTTGTACGCACGAGTTAACTTAGCGTCACCTGAGAACCCACGTTGAACCGCAAGAAGAGCTAGCTCAAGTTTTTGTTGCGTTGCAGCATGCAGTAACTCATGCAGTACTGTGGTGTTATTGATACCTTGGAAGTCACCCGCGCTAGAACCGCGCACGTAGATAATCTTTTCACCGGTAGCTGTGTTCTCAAAATACACACCACGAGCACGGGAGTTGTCATTGCCCCAAGCCTCTTGATGGCGGGACAGTTGTTCTGGTAGGG